AGCGTATGGTAATTTCATAGTTGCCTATACAAGGTGGAACGGGCGGCCCCCTCGGATGCTGCGAGTTCACCAGGAGGAAGCGGCTAACGCAGTGAGAACCTCCCGTTCCCCGCTTGACTTGGGGGCTAGAAAGTGCCATAGTCAACAGGGAAAAGAAGTATCAAGCAGGAGGCCCACATGCCTATGCGCCACCTCTATGTGAATGAAACTATGTTTGAAATTTCAGAAACAAAAGCAAAAGAATTTATCAAAGATGGTTTGTTATATGAATGTGAAGAACACGATCTTCACTTGACTCCTGACTATAAATGGAACTTTCTAGCAGTAGAGAGACTTCTCTTAGCCACTTCGTCGGAGTAAAAAAGATGCTCAAGATAAAAGACAAGTACGACTACCGCCGTGAATTAATTGAGGCGCTTAGGAGTGGGAAGTATAAACAATGTAAATCAGCATGGAAAAAAGGAGATTCCTATTGTTTCTTTGGGCTATTTTATCATATAAATGGTATTCCTGACGATTTTTTAGAAAATCGCTATGGTAGGACTTACCTACCAAAGGAAGTAGAAGAAATTAAAAGATTAAGAGAATTAATTAATATTTCTTGTGAATACGCTTCCCTCAACGACGATGGTTTTACGTTTAGAGAGTTAGCAGACCTTCTAGAGAAACAGGTATAGACCATGCTCAAGGTAAAAGACAAATACGACTATCGTCGTGAACTAGTTGAGGCGCTTAGGAGTGGGAAGTATAAACAAGTATCTGGGTTTACTAGTATATGTGATAGGTATTGCGCATTAGGAGTATTCGCACTAATAAACAATATCACGATTAACAGTATTGTATACGACATATCATTATACGAAAAATTAGGGATGAACTTCGATCAAATTAATTATATTATTAATATGAATGATAGATTAAAACTTAATTTTAATCAAATAGCGGACTGGATCGAGAGACTGGAGTAAAGCTATGCTCAAGGTAAAAGACAAATACGACTATCGTCGTGAACTAGTTGAGGCGCTTAGGAGTGGGAAGTATAAACAATGTAAGGGCAATTACACTAATAAAGAAGGTGCCCTCTGTTTTTATGGAGTTTTTTATCACATAAATGGTATGGATTTAAAAAGACACCATGAATTAATGACGAATACAGATAGTTCAGATTTAGAACTAGAACTCATAGAAATTAATATGTTTTCTAATAGAATGATCGAGTTAAATAAAAAACTTGAGTTATTTGACTGTGATTATGCATGTTTGAACGATGTAGATAGATTAACATTTAAACAGTTAGCAGATAGGTTAGAAAATGAGAAATAAATTGATTAGTCAGCTCAATAGATTTATAATCGGTACATGGAGAAAGAGAAATTATGTAGAAGTTATTCGACTAGATTCAAAGAGATACGCTCTGCTGGACGAGTATTTAAGAAAACATAATTTAAATTTCTATGGTGAAGATATTATGTATCAGCACAGAGACGGCAAGTGGGGTAGAAAATTCATGAACGTAGACATCAAATGCCATGACACGTTATAGAATCAAGACCTATTCTTTTAGAGATGGTTCTTCTTGCTATGAGGCACAGAAAAAATATAGTTGGTGGCCTTTTTGGGTAAGCGTAAATTCTATAGCTAGGCCCACTAAAGAGTTGGCTCTTAGAGACATACAAATAAGAAACCCAAAGGTGTCTTATGAGGAAATCAATGAAAAAAAGAACTAGATATCCTGTATTCGAGGCCAGAAACAAACTTAGAGAGATAGTAGAGGCTGTAAATTATACAAAAGAGCCTGTTATTCTCACCAAGTACGGTACGGGAGTGGTAGCAGTTATCCCTATCGAGCATCTTCCTACCTATAAAAAAATAATAGGTATGCTTAATGAATGAATCACCACTGACTTCGGCAGCGCTTCTGCTGCCTTGGATCATCTCTTTTACAACTATATTTATGTCTCTTATGGCGGGGAACAAACACCCAAATGCTTGGCTTGTAGGTTTGTGTAACCAAGGTTTATGGCTGATATGGATTGTATCAGCTTCGGCGTGGGGATTTTTGCCATTAAATTTTGCGTTATGGGCTGTGTACTTCAGGAACCATGTAAAATGGAAAGAGTAGAGATAACTGTGACTGTCAAAGCAAAGACAGAGAAAGCAATGTTAGTGAACGATGGAGGTAAAAAAGATGTATGGGTGCCACTTTCTCAAATACAAACAGAAAATGAGATAGAAATAGGGAACGTAATAGAGATAGACATACCTGAGTGGCTGGCTAGGGATAAAGGGTTTATTTAATGGACTCTAGGGTTATAGTCGTAATTAGTTTGTCATTTATAGTTATTGCTGCTATGTATTTTGAGGCTTGGGTTATAGCTGGTGCTATGTGTTTTTTGATATTTTTGGTGGTAGGTGGGTAACTGATTATTGTGTTAGAAAAATAGTATCAGGAGGGGGATGACATGCCAGAAAAAGAAATTAACATTATTGGTCAGAAACTCATGGAAAAATTTATTAAGGATAAACCCTATAGTAAAGCTTTGAAGAGATATATTGAGGAATTGAAGAAGAAAAATAGTATCAAGAGGGGGAAGTGAGGGAGTTAGATTTGTAGTCGGGGGGGTCTAAGGGGGGGTGCCGGGGTCTACCTTTTTTCCAAATGCTGCTTTCTGTTGTATATACAACTGTGATATAATTACATCTTGACATAAAAATAAATTCTCGCCGAGTTGTATATACAACTCATGTCAAATCACAATTACGTGAAGTTGCAAATATGTCACGCGCAAGAGAATATTATCTTGTATGTACATTAGAATGCTGCGTTCTCTTGTATATACAACTAAATGCTGCATTGTGTTGTATATACATCTAACATAAAGTAATCTCGCACCGCAACATACTTTCCATAACAGATATTATGCGATTATGTTGTGCTGCAACATCACAAAGATTTGATTTGACACGAGTTGTATATACGATTGCGTAACTACAGCTATGCGTCCAGCGCATGTCAAATCACAATAATTTGATTTGACATTGGTTGTATATACAAATGTGACATTTGAATCACACTTTGAGTTGATACCTCAACCAATTAATAACTAGTTAAACTCTTTGTAGAGAGTTTAGTTCACACTTTGTCTAGCCCAAATTTGGCCCGTGGCGAGCGTTTATGGTTTAAGCTACCATGGTAGCTTGATAGTGATTCGAGTGTGTCAAGTGAAATATATATCACATTATTGTGATTTGACATAGGTTGTATATACGAGCTTCTGCGTTATGAGATTGCTGCGGAACACTGTTCAGTCACCATGACGCATGTCCAAAAAAGTTCTGTCATAGTGTGTACACGAAGTGACATGCCTCAATCTAGCGTAGGTTGCAGAGCACCCCCCCTGCACGTCTCAGCTGAATGTGCGCGTGTACGGAGAATGACGCATCGCGTCAGCACCCCTCCCAAAGTTGCGTCATGGCAAAAGAGCCCGTAGACTGGGCATTTCAAAGAAGAACAAAAGGAGTGCATGTCAGATTATGACACTCAAGTATATATAATAGGGGAAAGGAATGTTAATAATATTAACATATAGAACAAATCAAGAATATCATCACATTTGGGTATTATAGGCCAAGTAGCGTCATAATCTGACATGGTACCCTTTTGTTCCACAATTGCACCGTACACATCCCATCCCCCACATCAATCCCTCATTTCTCTATTTGTACATACATTAATACACAATAACGCTATTGCTCTATCTTGTTAACCTAATCTTAATACCTGTTTGCTATTCTATCTATACAACAAGAGGAGATCGAAAAATGCAACAGCTACACAAACTGATCGCATGGCGCCTGATCGGCCCTGATAAAATAATCAGGGATATCTGGACGGTCTCAGATTTCTCTAACATTTCCATTTGGGGCGATCCTGCACTAGCCAAATGGACGCTAACCGAAGCTATGGAGCATCTACAACAAGACTGCGGTGACGGCTATACAGCCGAATGCAGAATTATATCCTGGCCAGCTAACGCAATCTAACCGGAGCAACTACAATGGCACGCGCAAAAGGCATCAGCAAATCCACCGGCTATCTCGCCCGCGTCTTCACCGTCGAATACGATCTCAACGGCGCAATCCAAGCTTATGGCCCTGACTTCCTGCATTGGCTAATCGATGAGATTAGCGCCGGCCGCGTTAACTGCAAACAAGACGTAGACCGTTGGTCCGCTCATTTAGCTTTGAACGCCTCTGGCAATTGGGAGAACTACAAAGCCGAACACAACATCTCCAATTACGAACCAGACGAGTTTGCAGACATAGAGGAAGCGGCATGAGTCTTGACTTTGGTAATGCGTTATCAACTCTCAACTCAACTAGGGAAACGAAAATGGCACACCTTAAATCAGTCAAGACTATCCGTTGGTCCGATCCAACAAACTTAGTCAAGATCGGCCACAATACCTATGCGTGGCGCAACCATGAAGGCAACTACGCAGTCCAATATCATAGCACATGGGTTGTACAATTCAGACGCGCAATCGAGGACGATAGTTTTGATTATCTAATCGTCAATACCGGCGGATGGTTCAGCCAAACTACCGCAGAACGTATACACCATGCGTTAGACGGTTTTCGCCTATCAACTCGAGACCTGCCAGGGCGTTGGCGCGTTATGGATCATTTTGGCAACGCTTGGACTATCCGAGGTAATCAACTAATCTTGCGCCGCAGTGTGTCGTCAAAGGGCGCAGGCGAGTGGACACGCTACATCTAAACCAGTGACCTATACAACTCAACTCTAAACCAAGGGGAACACACCATGTTTGTATATACGCGCAAAATCGCACAGTCTAGCCTATTCGCTTGGATTGGCCACAAGCATCGGGAGCACAGACGAGTAAATTTCACTGCGTTATATATGCAACTCAGGGAGTACGACTTGACTGGCAACGCCTAGCCATTTGTCTTGCTCTTGTCATTCACCCACGTTATACTGAGAACGCGCAAGCTAACCACTTGTCGCGTTCTCTTGCTTTGGAGGCAGCCCTTGTCACTCACCAGCGCTCTATCATCCCACATCAACCACACAGCTCTGTGCGAAATCGCGCAAACTTTTGCAGGCTACAAGCTAGACCAGCTAACGGTAAAAGAGTTAGTTGTAGTTAAACATCTATTAAAGACTAATTTCATATACATCCATCAAGATGTCATATACAAGGTTTTGCACAGCTCTGCATAATACTTTCTTAATCTATTTGTGAGACGCTGCTAAAAGCATCTAACACAGGAGCTACAACTATGACCGTGCGTTATAGGTTCAAGGGAACGTGGATGGGCCAGCAGAATACTAGTACATACCACTTGCTACCATCTATAATTGCTGTATATGCACTCTATCCAAATGTAAATAGGAAATATGCGTGGGTGGCAAACGATATAGAGTTTAAACGCTCACTCCACGGCGAGTCACGCTCTAAGAATTGGGCGCGACGTAGCGCAGCCGACGCGGCGCACAAGCTCCGGGCAATAAGATGATACAAGTCATCTCTATCATGGGCCTAGTATTTCTTGTTTGGTATGCAGGGAATGCTCTGCGTCGAAACTACAGAGAGAATAAACCAATGACCGACATGGTGCATCCTATATACACTCTCTTGTTGCTCGGGACGCGAGATAAGATTGAGAGTGATTCATTAACTTACCTAATAGGTCTTGCGAACAATAGCAGCCATTCTTGTCTTATATACAAGACGAGTACGCGCAGAGTCCTCTATAGGAATTTTGAACAACATTCAATTCCTATCGGTTATATAGACAACTCCGACACAGATCACAAAAATGTTACTTGACAACCTATTTCCTTGACTGTGGCTTGTTTGCTACGTTATTATTTCTTATCTATTTTAATCCTTTCTTAATACATTTAGTCTACTATTTCCCTTGAGAGCAAGACTAAAACTTCAAGGGGAAGAACCATGCGCGGCTCAGAATACGTGAGGCAGCCATATCTCACAGAGAAAAACTATACCCATATGCGGTATATGCTCAATCATCTGTGGGATATTACTCACAAAATGCCGGCAGAGCGATTTATCATCGATGAGAAGTTTAGGCGCGATCCTAGGGCGTTGGCCTTATACATCATAACTTATTATAATACGCCACAAGTGGACGAATCGCATCATCGCGCTATAAATGAGCTTCGCAACCGTGGGCGTGGCCGCCCGCGTGGCGCTCTCAATAAAGATCGCGTTACGCCTAGGGATAATCAAGCCGTTGTAGACAACAATGAAGACCCGTTTGGCGTTGATATGGAGAATGAAGGGAAAGCAGAGTTAGAAGGCTTTGAGCCGGATAAGCCGAAAGCGCAGCCCAATAACGTAATCGATCTAAAGAACTACGTTACACATAGGCAATTACAAGACTTCAACTATGCACAGGTGTCAACTGTTAAGCAGTTCATTGCAGACGCATCTATTAAGACGCACCAAACAATCAACGCCATCGAAGCACGGCTTACTTCTGCACTCAATAAGATAGAACTATCTAAGCCTACCGTTGTCCATATCAAGCGTTACGATCAAGAGGCAATTGTTAACGTAGGTGTGCAGCATAGAAACTTTGTTCAACTCATGCTCAAGTGTAATTCTCGCACACCAGATGGGAATAGACTAAACATTTGGCTCTATGGCCCTGCGGGAACGGGCAAGTCAACTGCGGCGTATTTCATCGCTCAAGCTCTAGGCCTCAACTTCTATACGCTTGGCGCACTAGAGAGCGGATTTCAAATCCTCGGATACAATGACGCCCATGGCGTGTATCAAACTACACAGTTCCGTCTAGCCTTTGAAAATGGCGGAATTATTATGCTAGACGAGCAAGATAGTTATTCGCCTAGCGCCAGCCTTGCGCTTAACGCTGCACTAGCTAGTGGCTGGTGCGCCTTTGGCGATAGTAAGCTAATCAAGCGTCACAAAGACTGTATTGTAATCGCTGGCGCTAATACAACTGGCCTCGGCGGGACAATGGAGTACTCTGGCCGTGCCAAACAAGACGCAGCTTTCCTCAATAGGTTTGTAAAGCAGCACTGGCCCATAGACGACGCATTAGAAGAGCATCTTTGCCCAAACAAACCTTGGCTGGCAATTGTGCGTAATTGTCGCCATCGCGTTAAGGAAGTCCAACTCAAGAATGTAATGATTACCCCGCGTGCATCGCTTTATGGCTGCGCGTTGCTGCAGGCTGGCGTCGATTTAGATGAAGTAATCGAGGCTACAATCAAATCTGGCCTCACAGATGCACAATGGGGGCAAATTAAACCTCCGCAGGCATTGCTTGATAACGCAAAGCGTGCTATGGAAGAGGCTCAATCGGAGGTTCAAGCCAATGCCGACTAATATCAAACACTTCGACAGCCCAGAAGCCTATGCGGATTGGCTTGAGACTATCCCAAGCCATCTTGTGTCGGATAGCGGGGAAGGTTTTTCTGGCACTCAACTATCAGTTGGTGTTCGTATTCTTCGTGAAGGCGATACATCTAGACTGGCCCAGGCCCAAGAAATAATGGATAAAGTCTTAACTGAAGGCTTGGTTACACAACATATGCAAGTACTTCAATCTAGCCTTGTGGGTTTTGTTCCTAATATCCCTGCCGCGTTAGCAGGGCATCCAGAAGCTATGTTCAATCGTGGATATATGGAGTCGCCGACAGTTAATTCTCCGTTAAATATATATGTAGAGACAACTGTTAGTGCTGGCGTATCACAACAAGAGTTAATTAATCGTGGTGTTTGTATTCTTGCGTTTGTGTTGGCGATGGAGCAAATCAGGCCAGTAGACTTGTTCATCGCGCTTCCACATTCGCACTCTAGACGCCCTGGCGTGTATTGCCCTGTTATCAAGATAGCGTCTAGGCCAATGGATTTAGGTCGCGCAGTATGGATGCTAACAGACCCGTGTTTTGCGCGTCGATTGTTTCATACTGCAATTAATCAGCTTAGTGGCGCTGGCGTGCGTTGTGGCGTCGGCCCGTGGTGTTGGGGCGATCCGCAATCCGCGAACTATGAAAAGAATTTCAGAGAACTATTGGAGATGCAACCTGATGATTTGCTGTTCAAAGGTGGCTATCTCTATGACGAACTAATGCGCACCAATCCAGTAGCGTGGGTTCAGAAAATGGTCAATGAACACCTACATACACAACAAGGAGACCACTAGCGCAAGCTAGTAGGGGAATAGCGCTATGCACATAATACCATCTAAATACGTCTGTCGCGCCTCACCATGTAAACAGTGTAGGATTTTGCGTTGGCTGCTACTAATAAGCATACTTTCTAACTTGTGTTTTGTAGCTGCTAAATTTATGTAACCTATACGACAAGAAAACACTTGACAACCGTTGTGTTATGTGAGAGTGTGCGTTAACCTATTTCCAAGGAGCTACAGCCTATGGCTAAAGAAGTGTATATAGGAGACGGGCTCTACGCCTCCTATGATGGATTTCAAGTACAACTTATAGCGCCAAGAGAAGATGGCGACCATGTTGTATATATGGACGCTGTTGTTCTTAGTGAATTTTTAACTTTTTTAGAGCACACTTACGGTAAGAAGCTAGTGTGGAGTGACAAAGATGTGCCCGAGGAGGATACAGAAAGTTAATGTCTTGTTAACTTTCCTTGTCTTTATGCTTGCGAGCACAATCATCTCGCTTGCATATACGAACAAGGTTCGCAAGGCTACACAACTAGAATCCGATAGAGCGTGCGTCTCTATCTTATCGAGGAATGGAGGGGATTAAAGTGACAGTGTCGTCTAAGGAGCGCGACTGGCTTGACAACGATATTACATCGCAGGATGTAACTGAGATACGGATTGCCATTACTGCTATAGGGCAAGTTTTCTATCTATTAAAGATAGATACAAAACTTGGAGTGATTGCTTTATCTAACCTAATCTTGGCTGTTATATACAATAGGAACAGAACAAAATCTAAGGAAGAGTATGACCAAGAATTTAAGAAATACGCAGATTGGTTAATTGATGTGTCAAATGTAATGTATAATCACAACAAGCAGAGAGATTCGAGTGACCCTATGAAAAATTTTATCTCTAAACTAGAGAACATATTAGGCGTTAAAGCCGTAGTGTTGCCTATAGACGGAGTAATGGAATTTCCAGACATGCTTGCAGGGAAAAAGACAGACGAGCCTGGGCCAACAAAACACTAGGGGAAGTACTATGGACGAATTTGCAGATGATATGCTTGACGCGATGGGTCTAACTCCCAACTCGCCAGAAGAAGACTTTATGGATTATCTTACTTCTGATAAGCATCCTAAGTTGTATAACTTACAGTATTGGTTTAAACATCAACTATTTGTATATACCTCTCTAGAGGCAGAGAACAATTGGTTTATGACTAAATCGCATGGTAATTCGCGTATACAAGTCTCCCGCAGGGAGTTATCTTGTAAGTTAATTAAATACTACTTGCAGATGCACTATTTAGTAAAGTTCAATAACGAGCGCGGCAAAGTATTAGATTTGAATAAAGTTGTAGAGTTAATCTCTGTTCACCAAGAAATCAAAAAGTTTATAGACAACCCGAACTTAACTATGTGAGGTATAGACAATGATAGAATTAGAGTTAGACTATCCTCCCAGCTATCAAGATGGGTTTCTTGATGTTACTGGCGCTAAGGACATAGAAATAACAGTATGCGACGGCCCTAACAGTCAAGCTGTTATGCACATAACTGTCGGACGCGAAACCTACATAGCTGCTAGTATGCGAATTTGTCGCATTTCAGGACAAATAAATTTCACAGACACTAGGAAGTCTATTGACCGCCGACGCAAATCAATGTAGGGTGGCTCTACTGAGAAAGAGAGAACGTCAACCCAACATTGAAGGAACTAAGAACATGGCAGTCGCAGAAAAGACGCGCAACGAAGGGCCGATGGTGGTCACTTACGTTAGCGCCGATGGCAAGGACGATCACAAGCGCGTTCCTGCTGACGTTACTGGCGTTAAGGTACTCCAGCGTAGCGACAATACTGCCAAGGTGTACAACCTTGCAGATTTGCCCGAGGCTATCAAGATGGGCCTCGCAGCAAAGGCACTCGCTGGCCAACAGAAGATTTTTGTTGCCAATCACGCCGATGGCGACAACGTGATTTCTCTTGCCGACAAGATTTATAGTGATTTCGTGTCCGGCAAGCTGTACACTAGGGCCGAAGGTGGCGAAAAGCCCGGTAAGAAGTTCGATGCAACGATCTATGTCCATGCTGCTGTGGCTGCATTCGCGGCTATGGCGAAGAAGAAAATGACATACAAGTCGGGTAAGGCCATCGAGCCGATGGACGAAGCAAAGACGGAGGAGCTTACTGTTAAGCTCACTTCGATGAGCCCCAAGGATCGCGGCCTCTACATCAAGACCCTCAAGAAAAACAAGTTTTTCGACAAGGCGCTGATGGAACTACAGGCGAAGGCTAAGAAAGTTGACGCAGACGAGGAGATTGAGGAGCTGTTCTGATAACTAGTGCATCAGTAAACAGTTCTTTGGTGGAGCGCCCTAGCATCAACGTCCCCGTTGCTAGGGCGTTTTCCTATTTAATAGGGGCACAAGAAGGAAGAAAATAACGTGAAGATCGAGCTAGACGCGCATATACGACAATGCGATCATTGCTCAGTTAAAAATTTAAAAAGAACTTTTCATATACAGCTAGAAGATGATGACGGTAGAGAATTAGACTTGTATATAGGACGAGTATGCATTGGAAGAATGCTTGCAGTGGATACATCTGGCAACCCTCACAAGGCTCTAGAGAGACTTATTCGCAAAGTTAATAAAGTTGGCGAGGAAAATGCTATAGACTTTATACAGTCTGAGATGAAAATATAATATAATATAATATAATATATTAACTCTTATGTTGTACTTACACTTGACAAACTGATACTCACAGTATAGGACAAGCGTAGATGACAGCCCAAACCGTCCGTTCTCCGGGGCTCACCCTGCAAGAGTGGCTAGACCTCACACAGACCTCCTACAGCGCGTTCTCTCGGCAAGTGCCGTGCTCTATATCGTACCCTCGCAAGCTCGCCACAGGGGCCTCCTGGCCCTCCTACCGCATGGCGTGCCGGATAGAACGCCTGACCGACGGTGTAGTTCCCCGAACTATGTGGTATCCCCCCGAAGACGAGCGAGACGAAGATGAAAATAGCGATAGCGACGAAACAGAGGATTTGAAACTATGAACCTAACAAGAGTAGACCCTGAAATTCAAAAAGCGTTAGATCATTTTCTTAAATTAATTCATGAAGATATTTATAAGATTCTAGGCGAAGGTTTTGCGATGCAAATACTATTTAATATAGGTATCCCAAAAGAAAGAGAACAAGAGTTAGGATTAAAGTTACAAGAAGCAAAAATGGTTGTACAACATATGTTAGATAATACACCAAAGTTTCAACCGCCGAACGTGGGCAGCATTAAATGAAAATATTAATCACTGGTGGCACAGGCTCTATAGGCAGAGCGTTAATAGAGAGATTATTACCTCTATCTTGGGTAGAGAAATTATGTATATACAGCAGAGATGAGCACAAGCAAGAACAAGTAAGAGAACAATTTAATGATAATGAGAAACTAAGATATTTCATAGGAGACGTTAGAGATTTTGATAGGTTGTCTCTTGCGCTAAGAAATATAAATTTAATAATACACGCTGCCGCGCTCAAGATAGTCCCAACGGCAGAGTACAATCCATTTGAAACTATAAAAACTAATATAGTCGGCTCCCAGAATGTGTGCTTAGCTGCCATAAATAATAAAGGTATTAATTTTGGGTATATGGCAACGAACCATCCTAAAGTATTATTGCTCTCTACAGATAAAGCAGTAAGACCTATAAACCTATATGGCGCTACTAAGCTGTGCGCAGAGAAATTATTTATTAGTTCTAATAATATACTAGGACCCGCTGGCCCTACTTTTTCAGTCGCTAGATACGGAAACGTAGCTAACTCCAATGGTTCAGTTATACAAAAATTCAAACAACAGGCCGAGAAAGGCGAGCAGCTAAAGATAACAGACGATAAAATGACTAGGTTTTGGATCACTATAAGCGAAGCTGCGGAGTTTATTATAAAATGTGCAGAACATATGCAAGGTGGAGAAACTTTTGTCCCTGCCATGCCTTCATTTAGGATTAAAGATTTAGCGCTCGTTATGATGAAAGATTACCCATTAGAGAAACAATGGGTTAGGGTAATTGGTATTCGTAAAGGTGAAAAACTTTATGAAGAGATTATTACTCCAGAAGAATTTAGAGGGTGTGATTTTGACCAAGACAGAGGCATGTTTGTTATAAACCCGCCTAAGAGCGAAGCACACAAGAGAGATTTATCCGACCAAGCGTTGAGAATAGTAACTGATGGATTAAACAGCGACTCAGAGCCGGTTCCTAAACTAGGGCAACCAGAACTTTATGAAAAACTAAAAGACTTAGGAGTAATAGAATGAACGCTTTCAAAATAGTTAAAGATTTTGAGCAAGCTGTATGTGAGTACACTGGCGCACCTTTCTGTGTGGCTGTTAATAGCTGCACTAATGCTCTCTTTCTTTGCCTAAAATTCTATGCTAGGAGGTATGGCGGTACTGCTGTATTACTTCCCAAGAAAACCTATTTAAGCGTACCTATGCAAGTAATGCATGTAGGGGGTAAACCTATGTTTGAGGATTTAGAATGGTCAGGCATGTATCAATTAAAGCCACTTCCTATATACGACTCAGCTAGAAGATTTACCTCTAAGATGTATGTACATCCCATGTATAATAATGGCGGGCCGGATAGACCGCTTTTTATCTGTTTGTCTTTCCATTGGGCTAAGACATTAGGCATTCAACAAGGCGGCGCTATTTTACACAATTCTAGAGTGGACGATGATTGGTTTAGACGTATGCGCTTCGATGGTCGTACAGAAGGTGTTGCGCCTAAAGACGATAATATAAGAGAAATCGGATACCACTGTTATATGTCTCCAGAGATAGCCGCAGAAGGATTAGTTAGACTAATGCACTTACCAAAAGTAAACGAAGACTTACCAAACGATGACTACCCCGATCTATCTCAATTGGAGGTATTTAAATGAAACTCAGTCGCAGGAAGGCAATAGGCGCAATGGTAGGCGGCGTAGCCGCTGCGCCAGAAGCTATAAAGGGAGCTGGCGAGACATTTAGAGAGCCTTATTATGGAGGAGAGCCGAACGAGGCAAGTAATTATTATGAGGCGAGTAAAAATAGTTCATCTCAAGTGGACCTTGACTGGTTAAGTGCTAGAAGAAAGGAATTAGAAGATCAGGCTAACGGCATATTCGATGGGGTTTGTTTGGAAAGAATTGAAGAATCAAGATATCATGTTAATAATCAAATAGCTCAAATCAATATAAATTCATTAGTGTCGGTATCTAATGTAAACAAGCAAAGGATGCTGGAGGAGCGGCGATTCAGGAATGAAAGATTAAATTACATTAAGTCTGGAAAAAGGCAGTTAGCCCTTTTCTTAAAACAGCATGGGTTAGTATAGATGAACTTTCATCGCGAAGACGGATCGCCCTTTCCTTTTATTGTAGCCGAGCTAGGCTGCAGCCACAGTGGCGGGCTAGAGAACGCTAAAGAGCTTATACATGAAGCTAAAAGAGCTGGGGCAGACGCAGTTAAGATACAAGTATATACACCTGACGATATGACTTTAAATCTAGATACAAAAGATTTTATAGTGAAAGACGGTTTATGGAAGGGGAAGAAACTTTATGACTTATACGAAAAAGCTCAAACGCCCTATAAGTGGGTGGGGCCTCTGTTTGACTACGCTAAATCTATAAATATACCTATATTTAGTAGTGTGTTCTCCGAGAAAGGTTTAAAACACTTAGAAAAGCATAACTGTCTTGCGTATAAAATAGCTTCTTTTGAGATAACTGATCTTTATCTAATAGAAAAAGTAGCCAAAACAAGAAAGCCTATTATAGTATCTACTGGAATGGCTAGCGCAAAAGACATTAAAGCAGTATTAGACATCACTTATGCATCAAGTGCGCATTATCCAATATTGCTTCATTGTATAAGTGCATACCCAGCAAAACAAAGTGAGCTTAGCCTATCAAGAATACCATATTTAAAGAAGTATTTTGGTGTAGACGTCGGCTTTTCAGACCACACAGACTCAATTAATACTGGCGCGTACGCTGTTGTAGCTGGCGCGTGTATGATAGAAAAACATATTAGGCTGATAAATTCACAATCTGAAGATGATAAATTCTCCTTAGACCCTCTCAGGTTTGAGGAGTATGTGGGGAACTGTAGAAATGCCTATGAGTCGTATTTACAGGTGCAGCCCAAGGGAGAAGAAAGCTCTAGGCAGTTTAGACGCTCTCTTTATGTAATTAAAGACATAAAGGAAGGTGAAAAGATAACAAACAAAAACGTAGCAGCTATAAGGCCCGGCTACGGCACGTCTCCCGGCTTTCTTAGGGGCGTGCTGGGGAAGAAAGCTAAAAACGACATAAAGAAGGGAACACCATTTATAGCGGGGTTAGTAGAATGAAAAGAGCTAAAATAGGCCGGAAAGCCAAAATCAATCCTGAAATGGCAAAGGTAGCAGAAAAAGAGAAACTTAGGAGGCTATATACAATACCCTCTCACGCAGTAAATGGCGCTTTTATAACAGATTTATTATTCCCCAAGTCTACTCTAGTTAGATTAACCTTTGTAGAGAGCGCTATGGACCTGCAAGAGTCTTTCCCTGTGGCAGCTGTTAATATGCCTATAGAGAACTTACAACAATTATATAATCTTATGGGGGTGGTGCTTCAAAAAGCGCGAGAAAATAGGAGGTTAGATTGAATAATGACCTAGATGAGTTTGAACAGTATCTATATAAGAAATTAGCAGATTTACAAGCCTCCTATAAAAAGGCTTCTGAGCCTATTATAAAAGAGTTAATTTACTTAGAATCTTTGAAGCCGCCTAAGCCTGTAATAATTATGCTTACAGAGGAGCAACAAGAAAAAATGAAGGAAAGAATGAAGGAAAGAATAAAGGAAAGAATAAAGGAAAGAATAAATGCGATACTGCGTTAAGTGCCTTTATCCTAATACTAAGCCTGATCTTTTCTTCAATGACAAAGGTGTATGCTCTGCGTGTACAGCATTTGAAGCTCGTGAGAAAACAGATTGGGGTAAGCGAGAAAAAGAATTTGAGCTTTTGTGCGATGGTTTAATCCAAGAAGATTGGCGATACCACTGCATAGTTCCCGTTTCTGGAGGCAAAGATTCCCACTATCAAGTTATAAAGGCTAAGGAATATGGGCTTAATCCATTGGCTGTGTGCGCCGTTACTGACGATTTATCCTCTATTGGTAGAAAAAATCTTAATAATATATCTACATTATGCGATACAATCGAAATTAATCTCAATAGTGTGGTAAGGAGAAAAATAAATGCCTACACCCTCAAAGAAATTGGAGATATCAGTTGGGCTGAGCATATTACTATCTTTACTCTGCCTGTGTATATTAGCAATGCTTTTGGTATCCCTCTTATAATATGGGGTGAAAACCCTCAAAATGAGTATGGCGGGCCTTATAAATCTCAAACTACGCATAACTTAGATAATAGATGGCTTCAAGAGTACGGCGGGTTGAATGGGCTCAGAGTCTCCGATCTCATAGACCAGAAGCTATTTACCGACAAAGAACTAGCCATGTATAAGTACCCTTTGAATATCGGCCAGACCAAGGGCATTTTCTTGGGGCAGTATTTCCCTTGGCACGGCGACGAAAACGCGCGTATAGCTATGCAGCATGGGTTTAAAACATTCTATGGCCCTGTGGAAGGGATCGGTTATGACTACGAGAACATTGATAACTACCAAACAGGTATTCATGATTATTTTAAATATCTCAAATTTGGTTTTGGTAGGTGTACTGATTTGGTTAATAACCATATTAGACGAGGCCACATCAGTAGGGAGGAGGGTAAAGAAATTGTTATGATATATGATGGGGTATTCCCCAAGACTTATCTAGGAACAAGCCTAGAAGATATACTCTCTAAAATAAACATGAGCGTTAGTGAGTTTTTAGTAGTATGTAATAAATTCGCGAATAGGGAGTTATTTGACTGTACCTCTGGCAGACCCCCGTGGCCTCTATTCAGGAGGAATATAAAAGATGTATAAGGAATTTATAACTGTAGAGATGAAATACCTGATAAAAGATACTAATATTAAACTACAAATAAGTACAGTAATTGATCCATTCGAACTTGATAAACAATTAATAGATAAAACTTTGTGTCTATTAAACACAATGTTTATGAGCATGAAAAAAGAAATAGAGAACAGATGCTCAAATCTAGAATAATCCCGACACTATTATGGGATGGAGTACAGTGTGTGAAGCCTGTAGCCTTTGAAAGGCCCTATCGTAAATTAGGCCCAATAGAGCAATATATACAAGTCATAGAGCGCCGTAACGTAGATGAATTAATTCTTATAGACATAGAGGCGACAAATGAAGGAAGAAAACCGAAATTTGAAGCTATTAACCGCTTTGCTTCTAATCTTTATTGCCCTCTTACTGTTGGTGGTGGAGTATCATCTTTGGACGACATCAAAGAATTGCTCGCTAATGGAGCAGATAAAGTTGCCATACGATCGATACCCGGATTAATCCCAGGGGCTGTAAAAAAATTTGGAGCACAGGCTATTGTATCTGTGATAGACTATCAAGAAGGAGATAATCCTTGGGTTACTGCTGTGTATAATCAAAATTTAGGGGCAGGAGAAATATTATTAACTTCTATGTTTAGAGATGGAGGGTTCCTTGGATATGATCTGGATACTATTAGACTTGTTTCAAACGCCGTTCGTATTCCTGTCATTGCTAGCGGTGGCTGTCGCTATTCTTCTGATATGTTGGCGGCGATAAGAGCAGGCGCTAGCGCTGTAGCTGCTGGAAGTATGTATTTATATACCGATATAACGCCTAGAGACTCCGCTAAACTTTTGAAAGAAAAAGGCGTGAATGTGCGCTATGAGTAAGATAATATATCTCAAAGACAAAAAGAAAGAAAAACCTATTAACATAGGTATAGTCATTCAAGCTCGTATGACAAGTGAGCGCTTTCCTGGAAAATCTATGGCGATCCTTCATGGAAAGCCCGTTATACAGTGGACAATGGAGCGCGCTAAGAAAATTAGAGCAGGTAAACGGTTTGTTAACCCTTCTGTGATATTAGCTGTACCTGACACAGACGAAAGCGAGCCTATGCTCGTGCTGGCAGAAAGCTTAGGCGTGAGCAACTTCGTTGGAGATGAGCTAAATGTCCTTAAACGATATTATGACTGTGCAAGATTTTTTGGATTTGATGTTATTATGCGTCTTACTGGCGACTGTCCTTTCATTGATAGCCGTGTTTGTTCCGAAGTTCTTCAACTTCTTCTTTGGCGTAAGCTTGATTATTGTTCTAATATTTTTCCTAGACGTACATATCCCAGAGGTTTGGACTGCGAAGTTTTCACGATGGATTGTTTAGATGCAGCTTATCAGCTAGCAGAAACAGACTACGACAAAGAGCACGTTACGCCCTGGATGCAGAATACAAAAGAGCTGCTAAAAGCAAACGTGGAACAGAAAGAAGATAAATCTAGTGAAAACTGGTGCATAGATTATCCTTGGGATATATCTAGGATCGAAACAGCTATAGGTACGAGTAAGTTTAAGCTCATACTAGTAGATGGAGACAAAAAATGAGAGAGTTATACTTAGACACTGAATTTAATGGGTTTAAGGGTGAATTTATCTCTATGGGCATTCACGACCCAAAAGGGGCAGATTTTTATGCAGTTATTGATAGTCCGTATAGGCCAAACGAGTTTGTGACTAAGCATGTTTTACCTAATTTAAAGGACACTCCGATTGATTCAATTCTCTTCAGAAAAGAGCTAACATATTACTTTAGTAGTAAATTCGATGAATGTTGTGTATACGCAGACTGGCCAGAAGATTTTACCCATTTACTGAGTTTCTTTTGTGGGCCTAAAGGTAGAAAATATATTAAGAGAATGACTTTTAAACTAATTACTACTCCAGATATTCATATATCTAAGACACCTCACAACGCTCTTGAAGATGCTATAGCATTCTATAAGAATCATCAAGAGATGCTGAAGGAAGAGAGTCAAAATGACCAAACAAGTTGAGTTGTGGCGTGGACCATTTGGTGACCAATATCATGAGCGCAATAAAGCTACTGACGAAGAGATAGAGAAGAGAGTCTCTTTCTGGAAAGGCGCTCTACAGCTTATATATACAAGGTGCGATGGTGCTGTGCCTAGAAGTATCTTAGAGATAGGCGCCGGTAATGGAGCCAACTTGTTGGCGTTGGGAAAGATATTCGGAGAAGGGTTAGGTCCTTATGAATTGTATGCTACTGAAATAAACGAAGAGGCTAAGGTTAATCTAACTACTATACCAAAGGTAACTGTACTTAATGAAATACCGACTGGTAAATCTATGGATTTAGTATTTACTTACGGTGTGTTAATACATACTCATCCTGCACATTTACTTAGTTTACAAACTAAGATATATAACTCTTCTGCTAGATTTATTATGTGTGCAGAGTATTTTTCTCCCTGCACAAGGCCCATAGAATACAGAGGCGAGAAAGAAGCCATGTGGGCAGATGACTTTGGGGGCCGTTGGTTGGATAGTTTTAAATTACGACTTTTAGGGTGTGTATTCTGTTGGAAGCGAACAACAGGTTTAGATAATGTTACCGTATGGGCCTTCGAGAAAATGGAGTCAATGCAGTGATAGAAGTATGGGTGCTTGTATTAAATATCTCATATGGATCGCCACAAATACTACAAGTGCCCGGTTTTGTCTCTAATCTTGAGTGTCAAGACGCTGGAAAGAAAATAAAAGAGAGCTTCTATGCACCCCATTGGGTAAAATACACCTGTGTCAGCCAAGGAGGAATTAAGTAATGCTAAATATCGCTCTTGTAGATGTCAGAAACGTGGGGGAGCCTACTAAAACTTACTATGAGGCATTTTTATATGAGCTTCTGAAAGAGCGTAAGCCCTGGCAGAACATTTCTCATATAAGCCTACCGCCTTATGAAGAGCACGTTACGCACGTGAGAACTTCAGACCATAAAGATTGGTTCTTGATCCAAGACATAGATACTAGGAAGTTAATAGGTAGTATTTACTTAGGCGTAGATAATAATATAGGTATACATATTAAAGAAGAATTTTATAGAATGGGCTACGGTAGAGTAGCCATAAGAACGCTTATGGCGCATAGGCCCGAGGTAGTGCGCTTCAAAGCGCATATAGCTCCAAACAACAGCCCTTCGCTCTGTTTCTTTATTAACTTAGGGTTTAGGTACGTCAGAACAGACATAGGCCCCGACGAGGATGTAACTCAGTTTGTATACTCTATTTTAAACCCGACTTACGACGAGGCGGCTGCGTCTGGTGAATCATCCGAACCGTCTTAATTACCTTTGGTCTACTATTAATAACAAGGTCTAATCTATTAGATAACTCTTGAAGACGCGAATCTTGTGCGTTCATTCTCTCGTCTTGTCTAGCAATATCTACTGTGGCATTAGAAAGAATAGTTATTTCTTGGTCCATTTTCTCTAGCGCCTTAGAGAAGGCCGACTGATGAGAATGAACAACTGCTAGCTCTGCTTTCATCTGCCAAAGGAAATACCCACCGCCAATAATCATAGTGAGTATTTGTAAGATAGTACCCATATTAATTGTCGTGTCGAACATTGGTTGACGCCTTTTTTAATATAAAATTATGTATGGCCAACAGGCCACCAAGCGACGCTACAAAAACAGCGGACATTATCCAGTGTTGATTGGGGGAATAGTTGCTTAAGAACATATCCCGCATGGAAATTCCGCAAGCCAATAAATTAATAAAAATAACTGTCCAAGCGCCAACTACCCATAGGAGTTCTATGTATCTTTGTGTTGGATTACCATTAACTGTATGTGTATGTACAACCCTGGGGGGTAAATCATTATCGGGAATAGCGTCTCTTACTTGAAAATGTTGTCTCGGTTGTTCGTTCATTTAAACGCTCCAGTGAGGTTATCATCGTCTTCTATTATATCACTGAATACGCCTTTATCTTCAAATATATCTTCTTTAGTTAGACCGTTACTTTCTTCTAGCTCTTGTACTACTTTATCCAATTCGTTTACTCTATCCTCCCAATCTGAATATTCATTCTCTAGACGCTTGAAGTGAGATATTATTTTCTTGCCTTCGGCCATTAGCTCTTTAGCAGCCTTGCGCACATCGTCCAGAGTGTCAAGCGTCTTTGCTGCCATGCCGTTTGCCGTGCCTCAGCGGGGGGGAAGGAAGGCCCGGAGCACCTGGGGAGCCATGGCCTGGGGGAAAGGCCGGGGGCGCTCGCTATCCGTCCTGCCAGGGATGCTGGGCCTTCCGAGTGGGGGATCATCACTCAGCAGAACGGAAATAGTATAGCGCATAGAGCCTCCGGTGTCAAGCGTTATATACAACTATCTATTAGCGAATACTTTAGAGATTTTCTCTAGCGATCTGCCGCCAACATAAGCAACAACTACCCATCCGGCCCATTCTCCTACCATGCCTAGAATAGGATCAGTTGTTCCCCAGCCTAGTACTTTATCGTATACAATAACTTTCCAGAAATAAATAATTACAGGAAAAGCCAATAGGGGTCTAATTATAGCTGTGTACCATCTACCCTGCTCGGCTATAATTAATTTATTAGCTTCTGCGCGAGCTAGTATTTCAGCGTTTATCTCCGCGATAGCTAGCTCAGTAGCTTTAGCGTCTTGTGTATTAGACGCTTCTATCTTTAGTTTGTAAGCGTCTACAAGCCCTTTTATTACAGAACCACCTAAGAAATTAAGCAGTATCGTCAGGAACGGCATTTGTAGTATCTCCTATAGGAGGATTACCCTCAGAAGGTGTTGCTCTACCTTCGACTATATCTTTCTTCATAAGATACTGCATATAGATACAGAATGCAATCGCAGCAATCGCGACTGCTATAATACCCCATGCGCCTACTGTGTCCGCTGTTTGTTTAATAGTGTCTACTGCGGTCTTAGTAGACTCTAAACTCATGCTATCCGCGATCTTATAAGTGACAGTACCTCCTAAGCCTAGCCAAGTAGCTATGCGCTGTATCCAATTAGTCGCATAGGATTTCCTAGATACTTTAGTGAGTTCCTTTGTAGTTGGAGGCGCGGGGATAGCTTTTGGCGCTTGGGCTGCGACTACGCTCATATCTTCTTCTGGAACAGCCTCGCCTGTCTTCTCTAATATAATCTTAAATACAGGCATAACTCCAGGCTGAACGTCTGCAACGCTAGGATCAAATACATGATCCGCTACATATTTGCCTCTAACATACTGGTTAGTTCCAGACCAAAGATAGGGCGAAGGTATTCCTCTCGCTTGGTAGCCAAACCCATTAAACTGCTCGCTTCTATAGGCGCATTGCTCAATAGTCCAATTTTTAACTTTATCATAGCCCTTCATCTTTAGAGCGTCTATAGCGCTCTCTTCAAAAGAGAAAGGTGGTTTTCCTAATGGGCGACCAGCGGGAACTCTATAGGTTCTACCACTAAGAGGATCGCCATTATGTAAGTGTCTATTGAAGTTACAGTTTGACTCTCTAAGATGTAGCATACCTATGAAATACCAAGGCACACCTGTCTTGGATTCTAAATCTTTGTATATATCTTTGTGTTTGATTATTTTATCTGCTACTTGCTCTAGGCCAGGGCGTCTCGAAGAATGAATAACCATATTATCCCACTTAGTGGAATAATTACCCCTAAGACGCTCATATGTATAGTTAGCCATTTATTTTACTCCTAAATACTCTCTGAGTTCTTCTTTAGTTAGACCAAGTGAATTTAATTTAGTCTCTGTAGTTGGTAGCTCTTCTAGTTCAGCAGGATTAAATTCTCTTATTTTTATTTTGACTAGCTCGTAGTCTACAGTTTCTGCAACAGCGCTCCAAGTTGCTCTATTATTTATGTCTACGATAGACACACTTTTTATGTGTGGACCAAGCGCTTTTTGTAGATACTTGTGTAATTTAAATGCTGTGTTATTAAAAGGGTTCATTACATCCACAAGCCCACGTATAAACCGTTTTGAACAATCGGAGGTACGCCACTATCCCCAAAGAAAGTGGCAACAGATACACCCCCAGTAGCAAACCCATAGTACTCTAAAGCTTGTATAAATCCAAATCCCAAATAAGTAAAAGTATAAGAGCCGAAAATAGGTGCTGCTCTTTGCGCGGGCGCAGGAGTGTTTATGTTTGTAAATCCAGTTCTGCCTGAGAATATAGTAATTGAGTTAAGGCCCACTCCGCAAGCTATGAAACCATTAAGTGTAGCAGAATCCACTATGCCGTCAGTAGCGTAATCAGCGAATAGAGGACTCTCTTGTATGCCTTGAATAAATGAGACTCTATTCCCTGTGCTGTTATTTACTGAGTGACCTGTACCAGGAGATGGATTTTCAGTAGCCAATGTCCAAGTGTTTGTTGCTTCTGTTATTAAACAAGAATGCTCTGCTCTATTAAAATAATTAAATAAGAGCAAAGATGCTGGATCGCCACCAGCAGCATTTCCACCAAAATCCATTTCTGTTTGACCGTCGGCAGAGGCTCTAAACGAGCCTAAATAGAGTGCATCGCCTGCTGCAACTGTAAGAGTATCACTTGCACCGTTGCCATATCTAAACAGCATAGAAGATGTGTTTACAAGGGCGGTATTTGCGAATGATCGCCCTGTGGCTGGTAATATATCAGTAGTCCAAGCGGGACCGCTGCCTATGCGGTTTACAGGAGGGGATACGGTTTCATCTTTAACATACCAAATGTCAAAGTTTTTGCCTGATTGGTGATACCCTGTGTGGGCGGGATTACTATCTAGATTAAGCGATAACCCAAGAGGTAGCCAATAAATAATCGTAGCTGCGTTTATGGTAGACGTAGGAATTAATAAAGTTGAGCTTAGAGACAGCCTAGCCTTAGTTAGACTTAAAATTAATTCATTAGTATATAGACCAAGAGTGCCTACTCCGCCAATACTATTAATGGCGTCTTGAAGAGCTATGGGCACTCCAGTTTGATATACAACAAATCTTTCTGCTTCAGCCATAGTTTTATATACAACTTTGAAACAAAAACCCTATCGTTTAGATAGGGGGAGTGCAGCAGTTAGTCAATCGATACTTAGTGTATCTTACTTCTTAGTAAAGGCTGCCGCTGGGATTAACTTTCCAATAGAGATTAGCGCCTGTTTATATGCTTCGATTTCATGCTGTTGTTTTGCTACAAGCTCATTTAGTGATGCTGTTGTTTTTTGGACCCCTTTAATAGTATTTTCAAGCTGGGTATTTCTCACGACTAATTGATCCATCTCAACTGTGCTTATAACCGCAGAAGGCTCTGGAAACTTACCTGTCAGCTCACAGATTTCATTGAAAAACTCTACTGAGCTTTTAATGTGGTGAAGCTTGAGAACAGGCATACCTTCTATGTTCTCTTTATTTATTTCATTAACTGTTTGTGTTACAGTTACTCTCCAAAGATCATGCGGATAGAATTTATCAGGGCTTATTTTTTCCTTTGGGTCAATATCTTGAATAACACACCTATGCTCAATGCAATAAGATGCGACTTCCCACTTTTGCTTGTTAGATAAGTAGGTCTGCTTGCGGGTCTTCGGGTTTTCTGTCTTCGTTAGCATCTTTCATCTCCTTGGCTAGTGTATTAGGTCTTAGACCTAGTTCGCGAGAGTAGCCCATTAATGCCATGGCCCCCTCTTCCTTCTTAATCAAAGCTTGGATCATGTATCGATCCATCTTTGAGGCATACATATCAAAGTAGCTAATAGGGAAGTCTCTCCCAAATTTCTCTGGTCTGCTTTCAGATTGCATTCTATTGAGCAAACTAAAATCATTCTCATAGAATATCATATTAGTGCAAGGGTTGTCGTCTGGCCCGCATAGTGTGTGCCCAAATGAGAGTGTCTGTAATTGTGCGATCATTACATTATGATCGGAGTTAAACTTTGCTTTCTCTTGCTCCGGAGTAGTGTGCAGCTTAGATAAAGGCCCTTGGCCCAACAAGAGTGCGCATTTATATCCATCGCGCTCTAGTACTCTCTTAATGTTAATCGCGCTAAGAACAAACCTACAGGGGATAATTACCTTATCGCTTACTTCGCTGTCTAGTATCTCTCTAACGATACGAATGCGAGGGTTGTCCGCAGGGTCAATAAGATTGTGTTGGTTGCCCTCAATGTCCCCCGCGATGCCGCTGGATATTTGTTGAAGCCTTAGATACCTAGTGAGTGCGATAGGCGCTGAGATTTTAACATCGTTAGCGAGTTCAAATATAAGCTCGTCTTCCATTTGTTTGTATTGCTTCTCCAGCTCTCTTGTGAGCCTAACTCTACGCATAGGCTCATATATTTTCTCAAAGCCCTTAAGATATTTATCTGGAGCTATGTAACAAAACGGCGCCATGCTAGCGCGAAGATGCTCAGTGTTTACGTTATTTAATACTTGCTTGCCGAGGTATCCACCATACTGCACATAGTAGTGTCTAAAAGAGTAGTAAGTTAATTTAGTAGCCCCTATAGCATTAAGCTGCGACCACATATCTGCGTTACTATTAGCAGAAGGCTTTCCTGATAGTATTCTAACATAGGCGCAAAGGTGCGCTACAGAGTGACAAGCTTTAGCTGCTTTTGTAGAAGGCTCCTTAATTTTAGTGCTTTCGTCTAACACTAGAAAAGTAATGCCAGGGTCGAATAGAGGAAAATCTTCGTCTTCTACAAGAGCGTTCATGCTCTCATAGTTGATAATCATAGCTCCGAATTTTTGGTTCTTTTTGTAATATTTCTTAATCTTAGCTTTGTTGGAGCTTTCATATATAATAACAGGGAACATCGGGGTCACTTCCTCGATGTCATTCTTCCATTGCTCTTTGAGTGAATTAGGGCAAACTACCATGAACCATTTACATTTGCCCTCTTTGCGAAGTAATTGAAACTCTGCATAGGCTGTCCAAGTTTTGCCTAAGCGTTGACGCATAAAATAGGCAAAACCGGGCTTGCCGTAGCCCGCTTGTAGCGCTTCTAACTGGACCTCTCTAGGATTATTTGGAAAGGGCCAAGAGTGCATCAGGTTCTCGGTCATATTTTATGTCTTCTTCCCCGCGTTTGCTTGGGATGCGTGGTATAGGCACACCTGCAAACAGCTGTTGTATGTCGAACTTACGTTCATTGCCTTGATATTTAACATAAGAGCAATCCGTTAAGAAAGTGTTACTGAACTCATAGAATAAAGGTGTGCCGTACTTGACTAAAGCAGCTGTATATACATTTTGATATTTTAGCCCTATTAAACCCATCGCGCTATATGGAACCACGTTATCGCACGATCTAATCCAGTGGATTTGCGGCTCTGTAAACTGTGGTTTTCTGTGAAATTTATCTCTTTTTACTTCTCCGAGCCACTTGGCCTCTAAGAGAATTGGCATATATCCTGGTAATACTACATACAAGTCGGGTAGCCCACTTATCATAGGCGCAGCAATACTAAAAGAATAGCCTTTATAAGTGGTTACAGACTTTTTAATGGCTAGTTTAAAATCTGCTTCGTTTTTCATATTCCTTGTCCTTTATTTTCAGTCCTCTATAAAATTTATTCAAATCTGGTACTGACTTAAGTCTTACGTTGCTTTCATAATAACTAAGAGCATCATATTCATCGTAGCTTCTTAAAGAGCCGTCAGGCTTCCTTATTGTGTTTATATATTGGAAGTATTCAATCAGTCCCATAGGTGGCCTCGCTCCAATCGTCGCCTATTTTATAGTCTACTGTGAATGGTATCTTCAAATTAAAGGGAGGTACTTGAACATTCACTAATATATCTCTTATTGTTTCTACCAGATATTTATAATCTTTGTGTATGAGAAAAGCTACGCTATCGTGAATGGTTAATATCATTTGACAGACTTCTTCGAGATTATTATTAACTAAATATTTGTCTATTTCTACTAGTTTGTATTTAAGTATATCAGCTGAGCCACCCTGAACTATTCTATTAGCCGCCCTATAGCAGTAATCAGGATGGTCAAATCTAGAGCGCCTACCTAGGAGAGTTTTAACGTACCCTCTAGTTTGGGCTACGGTTTCTGCTTTCTTAGTAAAATCGCTAACCCTAGAAAATGTCTTATGCCAAAGGTTGTATATATCGTAAGCTGCTTGTAGAGATATACCTAATTGAAGCGCAAGTTTCTTTGCTCCCATCGTGTATAACATACCAAGATTTAGGTTTTTTGCTACGTCTCTACTAACTCCCATATATTCAGCAGCTATGGCGTGCATATCTATAATAGGCTCAGAAGTATATCCCTTTAAAAGCGCGGGCTCGTTAGAATAGTGTGTATATAGCCTTGGCTCAGCTTGAGAATAATCGTATTCAATGAATATATAATTATTATCAGGCACAAACATGCTACGATAGATTCTTCCAAGGATGTAATCTCTCTTAGGAACTTGTTGCATATTAGGATAATTAGAAGAAAGACGGCCAGAACGAGTTCCATGTGTCTCGCCTCGGGTCTGATTGAACGTAGTGTGTAGTTTATTCTCGTGGAGAAATTTATCTAATACGTCTAAGAACATACTCTTTAGCGTGGCTATCTTTCTAACATTAAGTATATTTCTACCCTCTTCGCTTAGAGCAAGAAAATTCTTATTAAAAGATGGTTGACCATTAGGATAAGACATAGACGGAGCTGTCATGGGCCAGTCGGTTATTTCACAAAATTCAAAGTACTCTTTGAGGTCATTTTTAGAACGTACATTAATAGGAGTAATAGCTCCAAATTCATCTTCATTTACAGGTATTTTAGCGAAAGCTTCCCAATACATTTCATCGACTTGTTTCTTGACTTGTTCGCACCTATTAGGGTCTACTTTAATTCCCCTGCGCTCCATCTTTTGAAGAACGTATGTAAGCTCTCTTTCAACGCTACATACCAAATCAAGCTCTTCTCTATAAAGTGCTTTTTTCTGCGCTTCAAATACTTGCTTAGTCGTAATTGTATCCCCTGCTGCATATTCAATGGCGATGGGGTCGTCACCGCTAAGGCGATGAAAATCACCCATAGCATTACGAGTTGGCTTGCATCCAGTTTGTCTAGATATATGCTCATAGAGCCTCTTTCCAAACTTGGGTTGAACGTCGTAGTTTTTGCACACGTTCTCTAAAGAGTAGCTGAACCTGTTCTCGTCTAAAAGGCATTCATCAACCATTGTATCAGCAACTTTATTACCAAGATTAATACCGTGGTTCTGCGAAAAATGCATATCAAATTTTATATTATGCCCAACAATACGGCCGGTATGATTATTAACGCTGCGATTAAGATTAAGCTCGAATAAATCAGGATCGCTAATGTTCCCGCCGCCAGCATGACGAACAGGAACATAAACGGCATCAACGCCATCAGACACAGAATATCCCACCACATGTTTTGTTTTCCAGTCTAGGCCGTTGGTTTCAACGTCATATGCGGGCTCTTTAGTGCTGTCTAATATTTTGAAGAATTTTTCTTCTAGGGACATTTTTGTTTACGCCATTCCATCGCTTTGGCTGACATTTCTCTTAATGTTATAGGAACGGCACCATAAGATATAGCTAATTTTCTTTTGCTCATTGCTATATCATAGTGTACATGTCCCTGCCCTAATCCTTCATGCTGGCACCATTTACGCGCTATGCCTATTCTATTGGCCATATCATGTAATTCTTGCTCAGTATCCGCCATTAAATGAGACATTTTCATGCGGCCAAATCTACCTATTGGATATTTATACATATCGTCTATATATACAGTCATTTGGTTGTCCCGGCAGGACTCGAACCTACAACCAATCGGTTATGAGCCGATGGCTCTGACCATTGAGCTACGGGACACCATTGGTGCCCTAGGTGAGATTCGAACTCACACTGGACGGATTTTAAATCCGTTTTCTCTGCCATTTGGAATACTAGGGCCTATTCATGATCTGTTGGAGGACGGCTCTCCACAGGCTCTTGGCCTGCTTCCTTATATTTACTTTTTCTTTCTATGTTTAAATCATCTATATCTTTTGCTAACTCGTAGCTCATCTTAGAGTCTATAAGCCCAGCAGAGCTGACTTTACTTAATAGTATTACTTGCTCTCCGCATGGAGCATTTATAGAATGTATATCTTCGTCCTCTCGGTAGTTTCTACCGTATTGGTCTTTACCAATTTTGGTTTTAAATTTATTTAGCTCCGCTTGAGCCTGCTCCATGTTTTCGAAAATTATTCTTTTTATGATACCGACGCCGATGGTTATTTCCATTATAACTGACATGGTTCACTCCGCTGCTTCTGCGTATTTAAAGCTAGGGCTGTCGCTGGTAGTGTCTTTTGTTTTCCTGCCTGCCAGCCTATCTTGGCGCCAATTGTGATACTGTGAGCTGTATTTGTATGGCGTCTTTGCGTACTTGGTGTACGGTGATGGGGCGTTGCCATTGCGCATGGAACGCCCTTTAGACTTCACTCTCTTAGACATGACAACGATCATCCTTCTCAGCGTGTTTCTCAGCGTATATTTGAGCATGGTGTCAGCCCTCACTCACTCACGTTTACTTACCCCAAGAAAATTGACTAACTTAATAGGTGGGAGTGCGGATACGCTTCACATTTGTCCGCACTCCCTAGCGCCTAATTAGGAGCAAATTAGGCGCTAAAACGGAATTTCGTCATCTACCTTCGGTGTCATCTCCTCTTGGTCGTATTCGACCTTGAAGTCGCCATACATATCGGCAACTTTCTTGGCTTGCTCGTATGCCTCTTTAGAGGCATATCCGATTAGATTAAAAGCGGGCACCGTCCATTTATTACCGTCTTTGTGCTTTTCCTCGACGGAGGCCCTGACACCAAGGCACCAGATAGGCCGTCCGCCCTTAGCCTGCATGGCAAGTGCAGTATTGAGCTGCTTACCGTTGGGTAGCCCTGTTTTATTCACCAACATAACACAGGGGCTCAGCTCCGGTCTAGCGGGAAGGTAACACAGATATTCATAAGAGATAACCGCAGCCGGTGCAGAATGCGGATCGTCTGGGTCCATTGTCCCAAACTCGGTAAGTTTCGAGTTTATAACGTTGCTGCCTGTTTTCCAAATAACAGGCTCTTTCTTGCCTTTGATCTTAACCCTGAACTCTTGATTGCCGCCGGTATCCCAATCTACAGCATTCTTGGAGAAAGCCAAGATACCACCGTTTTGATCTTCCCTTGGGCGGAAGAGAATTACTCTCTTTGCAGCCACTGTTGGGATAAAATCGAAGGTTGTGCCTAGAGATATATTCAGTCCTGTGTGCCAATAATTGTTTGGCAAAGCCAGACCTGGGTTAGACGTAACTTGTGGGCTCAACGGCTGTAAGAGGATAATTCGAGGGGTTTTATAGTCGTCTTTCCCTAGCGCCTCTAGTCCTGTCTTACCTATATCTTTAGGTAGATAATCAGGTACGCTATCCAACGGAACAATCAATGGGCTCGATGAAGATGTCACTAATTCTTTCGATTGGTCTTTCGCTGTTTTGGTCGCCATCTTTCTTCTCCTGTTTAGACTTTGCTGCTCGGTAGTCGTGCTCTGATAATTGTCTAACAGACGTAGGGAAATATTTTAACATTCTATAGGGTAGATTGCCACTCTTAGAGGCTTTAACTATCATATATTCACACACTCCTATGCCTAGTCTTTTTTGAAAAAGATACCCCTTCAACCCTATAGAGGCGTCGTACGCTATTCTCCCAGCTTGCCTGCTTAGAACAGATTCACCTAAATTATATCCTATATAATATATAAATGTTTCATGTACGTTGGCTGTTTCTATGAATCTCTTGAGGTCTGCTAGGTTACAAACTGTGCTCATGCTTTCCTCACCTGTATGTAACTTTGTAGATGTATTGTCATAGCTTCTTCTGGAGGCATCTTTCCATGCTCTTGGAAGTATGTTTTAACAAAACTACCGAGTGACTTAGAATTAACTCTAGGTAAGATAAGGTCCGGTGCGCCAGCATCGGTAAGCCATCTATGTCCAAATTCGCGCTTGTTTTCTGGAATAGACGCATTAAGTCTCTCTGCGACTGAGAACAATTTTCCATTAACTGCAATTCTTTCAATTTTGAGCGAGTTAAGGACATCAGGTAATTTCTCCTTGTCCAAAGACTCATAGAGGCCAGAAATCAATTTAACTAAAGATTCTAACTTATCTTTTTGATCCCTCAACTGTCCAAACGCAGTTAGAGTGCGGGTTAAATTAGAGTAATCTAACTTATCAAAGAACGCTAATGTGTCATTTACAGAATTGGATAAAAGTTGTACAGCTTGAGAGAGTTTAACCTCCTCCGTGTCAATCTCGACTTTCATGTGCAACCTTCCCCTCGGCTTGTCGTTAGTTAGAGGCTGCACGGTAGCACATGCTGGAGCCTTTGTCAATCACGAAAACGTGATCGATACTGGAAGGATAACGCTTGACTTATTGTGTATATACATATAAGAGCCATTCCTCCAATGCAAGAAGATATAAAACTTGCAGAGACGTAACAGCTTGTGCCCTGAATTGGCACTATCTAAACCGCCCTTATAGCTCATCTGGTAGAGCAACTGCCTTGTAAGCAGTAGGTGGCAGGTTCGAATCCTGCTGAGGGCTCCAGCTTGTGGTAAAGCTTATGGAGCACCTATAAAGGCTCAAGTCGCAAGATTTAAGACCGTAAGGATCAATAAAATCAAGTGGTTAGGCTTTAGGTGTAAGGATGCGATCAAAACGACCTAGGGTAAGTTTAGTCACGTCGAAGCAAGAACTTCCTAGGCTTCTCTTGTAGGTGGAAAATGAAAATAATCGAAGCAATGAAGCGAATAAAAGCTAACAAAGAAAAGCTTAATGATCTTCAAATGAAGATCGCTCAGAACTCTGCAAACTTGAGCTACGAAACTCCTCTCTATGGGGATAAAACTAAAGAAATTCTTGCTGCCATTGCGCAAACCTGTGAAGATATAGTACAGGACAACGCTAAGCTTCTGGTTAGAATATCTAAAACTAACTTAGCTACGTCTGTTACTATTCTCTTAGGCGAGAAAGCAGTTGCTAAATCAATTGCTGAGTGGATTTGGCGCCGCAGAGAATACGCTGTATTGGATCAGAAAACTTGGTCGCTAATGACCGATAGAAACTTAAAAGAAGGCACTGCGCCTTCTACAATTCCCGGCGGTGAACCGACTAAAGTATCTATCGTAAGAAATTATGATGTACAGATACGCGATGCAAAAATAGCTATGTATAAGAGCGAACCGCATGAAATTGATGCTGCTCTTGAAGTAGCTAACGCAGTAACAGACTTATTAGACTAAACTTCCCCGCTTAGAAATAGGCACCTTGGGCTTCCATCTTGTAATATACAAGCGTGGTTCTTTCCGTCTGGCGATGGCGTAATAGTATGATTCTTGGGGAACACTGCGCCTCGAAACTCTCCGTCAAGAGTCTCAATTGAGATGTATTTAGAGCCGTCTTTTAAGTATTTAATCTCTTTTATTACACCGCAGTCATTGTTGCCGCAGCAGAAAAAACTATATTTCTCATGAGCAAAACACTCACAAGGAACAAGCACCACTGGCGCAATTAGAAGGCACAGAAAGAGGCTCAATTCTCTCAGTTTCATCTTTTTCAGCGGATACGATAACCGCTCCTCTCAGTTTAGTTGGGCGATATACTGTAATACCTTTTAAACCCAATTTATGAGCTAATATATAGATTTTAGTATAATCTTCGTATGTACAACCAGACGCTACGTTAACTGTCTTACTGACGGCGCTGTCACAATAACGCTGTGCAGTCTCAGCTACTCTCATATGATCGTCAACTGAGCATTCTTCTAAGGTTTTGCCTTTGAAACCATATTGTCTAATATTAAAGTCATGTAAATCTACGTTAATCTTACCTTCCTTCATATGTACGTCTCTAGATACTTTATGATAGAAGATAGGCTCTACCCCGCTAGAAACGTTCCCTGCTGTTTGTGATATAGTCCCACAAGGCGCATAACTAATTAAGTGGGAGTTCCTTATTCCATGAATACCAATAGCTGTTTGTATGTTCAAAGGAAGAGTTTTCACAAAGTTAGAGTTTAGATATTCTTTAGTAAAAAGTTTAAAAGGCCCTCTTTTCTTTGCTAGATTTATACTAGCTATGTACGCTTCGTCTCTAAGTATTTCAGCTATTTGTTGAAACGTAGCACAGAACTCAGGCTCGCCATAATTGGGCTTACCATGAAGATATTCTATGGCATTGGCTATGCCTGTAAGACCTAGACCTATACGCCTCTTAGCTTTGGCTTCTTTTTCGTGCTCGGGAATTGCATATACAGCTTCGTCAAAGATATTATCATATGCTTCAACCCAATTATGTATATCTTCTCTAAAGGTTTTATCATCGAAGTCTACTTTACCTTGAGGCCAGTTTCTTATGTATCCGATTAAATTAAAAGAGCCTAACGTACACAACCCATATGGAGGGAGAGGTTGTTCTGCGCAAGGATTAGTGGCTTCTATTTGTTCGCAGTAAAAGAGATTATTTTGGTCGTTTAATCTGTCTATGAATATAATACCCGGCTCTGCACTTTCGTAGGCGTTTCTAGTTATTTTTTCCCACAACTGCCTTGCTGGAAGTGTTTTATAAGGGCTACCCATGAATTGTAGCACCCAGTCTTCTCCCTTATGGACTGATCCCATAAATTTGTCAGTAACGCCAACACTAAGGTTAAACTGACGATAAGTGCCAGACTCCATTTTTGCGTCAATAAACGCTTCAATGTCTGGATGATCGACATTCATAATCCCCATTTGTGCGCCGCGTCTGTGTCCACTACTTGCAATAGTGGACGCCATAACGTCAAATATCTTCATAAAAGAAAGAGGCCCAGAAGACTTAGTTTTTAATTTCTTAATTTCAGCGCCTTTAGGACGTAAATTACTAAAATTATAACCGATACCAGTACCGAGACGAAGAATTTTTGCCGCGTTCGAGACAGCCGCCATGATGCTGTCCATACTGTCTTCAATTCTTTGAGATACTGAACAGTTAAACGGAGATACTTCACGCTCCGTGGCTCCTATCGCGGCTTGAATACGCCCCGCAGGTAAAAATCTATTAAGTTTTAAGGAACTGTGTAATTTATCGAAGTGATTAGCGTCAGAAGATAATTTATTAGCTATTACGTCTATGTGTTCTTCTTTTGTTTGGTGTTCATCTCTGTATTTTTCTCTATGTAATTGGTCATAGTAACTAAATTCATTTTGAAATTTGGAATAATCATAGGCCAACAGTGTAGAGAACTGATTCATTTGACGCCTCTTACTTACGTATTCTTGTTTTGATTGGTGGGACGCCCCCGGATCGGCGGGAAGGCTTATACCGAAGGGCGTCCCGGCCGCGCTGCCAGCCCCAACGGAGGGACCGGCGCACAGCAAGTCATAAATATGCCATAGGAGCGCTGCCCTGGCAATAGGGCACGGTTGAGCCTACGCTTGCACGTGGCGGGCCGCTGTGGCAGGGGATGGGGGAGGGGGTCTGAAAAAAAGGCCCGCTCAGCAGGGGGGTGCGAGCGGGCCAGTCAGAGGGGAAGAGAAAGCCGCGCGAGGCGTCAACCAAACGCAGATTTCGCACTCTATATAGAGCATCAAAGAGTCATTGTCAAGTTGTCCAGCTTCAGCTATAATGTAAGTAAGTACAACAGCTTGTGTACAGCCATAGCTGCATACACAAGATATGGGGAAGAGGGGCGTATGAAGCATGACGCGCTGAGGGAACAGGCGTTAGCTAACTTTGAATCCCTCCTAAGTTTCTGGAAAATCGAATATAGGAAAATTACAAATGTCGAATACGACATCATCGCAACATGGCGATCTGACAGAGATTTTGGAAGTGTTAGATTTAATATTGAAAAGGGAAGGGGTGCGGACTTTGCGGGCTGTCCCCTCGCTAAAGAGGATTTTGCGAGGCTTGGGATCGGCTTTAACAAAGACGATTTCGTCGGCTTTTCTGACGAAGGACAATCGAAAATCGGATTTGACATTATTGGCTTGTGTCAACGAATCTATAATTGCAATACATATCAGCAAGCAACAGAATATCTTAAGGACGACATTGAAGAGTTATCCAAAAGAAACAACTTTGTCCGACCTGCTGAAGATGCAGCAGAGAGACGTAATATTGAGCTGCAACGAAAGCGAGAACTTGTTCTTAAATACGCTTCCGCCATCTGGGAAGCCTGTAGGCACCACAAATTAGAGAACACTCCTGGAGAGAGATATTTATCATCTAGAAAAATAAACATTAAAGAATACAATATGAGGTTTCATCCTCGAATTAATTACACTCCCACTAAGCAAGCGTTCCCTGCGCTTATATTCCGAGTACAAGAAAATCCTTTTGGGGCTCTAAGAGCTATACATAGAGTATATCTTTCCCACGACGGAAAAAAAGCCGATATAGATAATCCAAAAATGGCTCTTGCGTCTATAAAAGATTGTGGGATATGGTTCGGTGAAAAAAATGAGGTTTTATTTATAGCTGAGGGGCCAGAGAATGCTCTTTCTTTAAGAGCTATGGGCGCCAAATTTGTAGTGTCTACTGTGTATGCGACTAACTTCCCTAATATAAAAATACCCCCCTGCGTAAAGAAAATAGTTCTAGCCCCCGACGTAGATAACGCGGGCATGAATTATTACGAAAAAGCTTTGATAGCCTACAAGAGATACGTAGGCGTTCAAATTGAAGATTTTAAACTAATGAAAATCCCTCTCCCTAACGGTAAGTTTGCAGATATTAATGATGCTCTCATCGCTATGGGGGCAATTTAATGGTAAATAAAAAAGACGACTTAAGTAATATAATACATCTGAAATACGAAGCAGATAAGCTCAAAAAACAAATAGAAGATGCTGGTAACTTAGAAGATATAGAAGCTATTGGCTCTATACATACCTCTAGGCTTGGAGAAGAAGCGAGTAACCCTTTGCTCGCAAGAATGAACAATAACTACGCTTTTATACACTCTTACTTTGGTAAGCCTATGGTATTATCCAAAGTATATAATGAGTTCTATCAAAAACATATAAATGAATTTATCACACCTGAAAGTCTCTGCATCAGGCACTCAAACGAAACAACTGAAGGGGTAGACCCAAATGGAAAAGCAAAAGGTATGCTGCTGGGGAAATGGTGGCTTGGACATTATCATAGGAAAGACTACGATACAGTTACCTATGAGCCAGATAAGCCACCAGGAGAATATGCTGCGTATGGTGGAAGGATGTATTTCAATACTTGGGAAGGATTTGCTTGCGAACCTAAAAAGGGATCATGGAGAAGAACTAAGAAGCATATTTGGAGAATCCTCTGTAATAGAGATAAAACTAAGTTTAAATACTTTATCAAATGGATCGCCTGGGCTGTACAAAATCCCGGCACAAGAGCCGAGGTCGCGGTCATTTTCAAAGGTAAAAAGGGTGCGGGTAAAGGATTTATCTTCACCCAACTTGTAAACATATTTGGAAGACACGGCGTAGCCATCGCAAATAGAGAGCACCTAACAGGTAAGCATAACGCTCACTTGTACGGTACGAGCTTTCTATTCGCAGACGAGGCTTACTACCCTGGAGATAAAGAAGTAGAGGGCGTATTAAAGAACATAATAACAGAGCCGGGGTTAGCTCTTGAGCCTAAATTCAAAGACTTAAAAATTAATAGAAATTGTTTACACATAGGCATGAGTACTAACTCAGATTGGGTTATCCCTGCCTCCGAAGACGAGAGAAGATACTTCATAAATAAAGTAGATGAAACTTACGCCAAAGGACAAACCTCCGATAATATAAGAGAAGCCTATTTCTCTAAACTTTGGGGGGAAATGACTAATGGCGGCAAAGAAGCTATGCTCTTCGATCTGTTAAAGATCGACCTTAAAGGTTGGCACCCCAGAAATAATATCCCCGAGACAGACGAACTCAAAAACCAAATAGAAATGAGCCTCCCATTGATAAAGAAATCTGTACTTCAAATATTAGAAGAAGGTATGTTCCCTGGTATTATTACATCTGGGAACGGCGAATACGCTATAACTAATACTAATTTACTGAAGTATATACACTCTTTGGATCATAGATACAAATTAGTAACCGCCAAGGCGCTTACTAAATTACTTAAAGAGATAAAAATAGAACAAGTAAGAAACAACGCCCACGGTAGAATATACTTATTCCCTGAGCTAGGGATAATAAGAGCTATATGGGATAAATACGCTATTCGTGAAATGGATTGGGACTTGACTGAAAAGTGGTACGTCAAGACTAAGGAGTACGACATATAACGCACTTGACAAGGTGACGAAACTATGCTAAGCGTAATCTGGCTTCACACCGATAAAGACACAGGAGAGACTAAAATGAACCTCTTTACGAGGCTGTCTAAAGCCGATAAGGTCGATAATCTTTTTCCAAAAGAACAAGTTTTACGTAAGAGTAATCGAGAGGAAGTTTACGATGAGGAGATTATCCTCGAAGAGAAAATTAAATTACTTGAGGCTAAGCTAGAATTTGCCAACCAAGTAATAGGCGCGCAAAGAGTAGAGCTAGAGGTTCTTCGTAAAAATTGCTCCGACCATACAGGGTTTCTGCACTCTACTATTTCACAGCTTATTACAAAGGCTACGGATAAATCCCCCGTGAGCCCTGGCGTGGCTGCTTATTTAGAGAAAAAGAATCTTCCTGTGCCCCTGCCGGGAGCAGATAAGAAGACTACTTAGGCGGGGAAATTACAACCGTAAGACAGAAAGAGAAATCTCTATCAGTGGAGACTCTATCTACTAGGGTCTCTACAACAAAATAGTGTGTGTGATTTTCTAATATATTTATAGTTCCAGGGGGTTCTAATATAGAAACACTCAGACAAGTGTTTTTATACCCTAAACCGTGGGTAATCTTATATTTACCTATGTCTAACTTATCTAGTAAGAATCCACTATTTATTAGCCATTTACCGTCGTGGGAGACCGCTCCTTTATAAGAAGCATCATTTACTTTATCAACCATTGCTCTTGTTACGCCCCCAAAAGGCGTAACTTTCTTGCCCTCGGGTAGCTCTGTGCTCATAACTTGAGGAATATTTATTTCTCTTAGTTTACTCATTAGATGCTCGCTGACGCTGCCGCTTGGATGATAACAAAGTGAGTTATTGTAGACGTAGCCGTAACTGTGGCTCCAAATATAGACACACCTTTAGAGCCCGATATGAGCGCAGTCTCTACAGAGGCGTTTACGCTGGCTGCTACCGTAATATCTTGCCAATTGGCGCTAGCGCCTTGCGGGTTGTATGAAGTTACTCCTGCTGTAGCTCTGCATTCTACGGGGAATTGCCACCATATGTTAGCTAATAATCCAGCTGAGGCGCCTGCAAAAGTAAGAGCGTTTTGAGAGCTAGCGCCTTGAGCAGGGGCTACTGAATAATCGAAGGTTTTTTGGTAATGCCTCTTACACCCGGCTAGCATCTCAGGAAAGGGCAATCTATCGTACAAAGTAGGCGTCCAAGTCGATGCAGAATATTGAACGTCTAACTGTATATCATCTAAAGTAAAATCGTCTGCAACGCCCGCTGTCCCTACGGGCGTCCATGTAAATTGTAATTCTGCCTGTGTAGCGGTAAGAGGGACTACCACAGAAGAGCTGGCTGCTACTGCTGTAATAGCCCCACCAGCAGTTAAATTAGTTGAAGTAGATATAAGAACTGTTTCGCTTGAAAATCCACCGCCTCTCTTGGCGACTGCGCCTGTTCCCACCGCTAATATTATATTAAGTGTGCCACTAGCAGGAGACCAATTAGCTCCGGCTCTTACAGAGAAACTTAAAGTTAAAAGCTTCCCTCTCATTCTAACTATTTCATCGGTATCCAAAGGATACCCGAAAGTCATTGCAGTTACGCCTGTTTCTGCGGCATTTCTCCTAACGCGAGCAGCTATTTGTGAACGATCAGTTAGGCCCGCCTGAGCAGACACGACAGAGGCTTGGTTGGCCCCAGCAATAAGATACCATCTATCTGCTGTATAAACAGTGGTGCCCGCTGTAACAGCTATAGACGCACTCGCTCCGGCGCCACGCTGCCAGACCTCGAAGCCGCCATTCATCCATACAATATTTCTATTAGTGGGCGTGGATATAAGCTGCGACATTAGCATAGTTAACGCTGTGCCAATATCGTTGTGTATATTATTCCAGACAGCAGATTGAATAATCTGCCCTGGAATAGCCGTAGTGGCTCCAGATACGTTTACATAAGTTGCGCCACTAAAAGACATTATACACCTGTGTAGATGATTTTATTAACTATGAGCGCTGGAGAGAGTACGCTGAAAGGTGTAGTAGAGCCGGTATTGCTAATTGTTATTCCTGTAACATTAGATGTATTCGATGCTCCTGCTGAATACTGTGTAAATGGCCCTGTTCCGCCGCTAGCCGCCCCTTGCGGCGTACCCACATCGTCTATGTGTGTATGCCCAGGATCAACAACGGCGTGTGTATGCGAGACTAGTTCAGCAGAAGTCATAGTATGATTTTGTGCGCCGCCCGTGCCACCTAGTACAGTACCATCGAAGTTAGCACCTGCTACAGTAATTCTATTGGCAGCTACGCCGCCCATATCATCTTTACCAAACCCAACTCTGCCTCTATAATCAGGCACGTTAAAAGTAGTTAATCCATCACCGGCTCCAAAGGCTGTGCCAACGGCAGCAAATAGAGCCGAATAAGTTGTTCTAGATATGGCTTGGCCAAAAGATAACAGCCATAACGCAGGTGCCGCCGTTCCGCCATAATCCACTACTTCGCCAACGATTCTATTAGCAGCAACAGAGAAACTACCCGTAACAGTTAAGTTAGTAACAGTAAGATTAGTTATTAACCCTCCCGTAGGCGAAAGGCTCATAATAGTAGCGCCAGAGCCTATGTAAGTCCAAGTCCCCGCCGCACTTCTATACCATCCTGTAGTGGTATCGGACGCTAAAGTCAAAGATGGCGCCGCTGCGCTGCCGTCCGCTAGTTTCAGCGGACCTGTCATAGAAGAGACGCCAGTTGTCGCTAACGATTGTGTTAACGCAGTAGCTACATCGGATAAATCGCTATTCATATCTGCTGATACTATAGTAGTACCGGATACGAAAGCAGCTTCAGGTAGTGTATAAGTACCACTAGCATTACGGGGCATTTAACATACTCTAAGGGGCTATTATATTACCTATACTATCAGCAAACTTACCTGGAATAGTTCCACTGGAGCCTTCAAGCCCTTGCTGCGCCAATAGAGAATTTATAATAGCTTGTTTATTAGGAGAAGTGACTGCTTGATTTGCATGATATTTAGGGTATACGTCTTTTATTGCAGCCTTCATAGCAGGCGTACCTATATATCTGCCAGCTATAAGGCCAGTCAGAGCGCCTAATGGACTATGTAGCATACCCAACGCACCCCCCGCTAATGGCGCCATCCATTGCGCACGCTGTAGCGCTTTAGCGGTAGACGGTTCCGCTGCAGCTCCCGCTCTCATTGCGTCATTAAAGAAACTAGAAAAAGAACCGTGCGTAGCTCTTTCCTCTTTACTCATTCCCCGCCATAGATTAAGCGCTTGTTCTCTTGTAGATACCCCTGTAGCGCCTGCCAATTGAGGCGCGGTTGGGCTTATTAATTTACTAACGGCAGGGCCTAGCGAGCCAAGCACAGTTCCTGTGCCTATAGCCTTCGCTGTATCCCCTACAGAACCTTTGGGGTTTCTAATTCTTTCATCCAACCCAGAAACAACACCCCCTAGTCCACCTTGCGAAACCATGTGCGGGAGTAATTTAGTACTATAAGTTAGCCCTTGTACACTCTTAGCTAAAGGCGTATATGCTGCTACTGTGCCAGCTACTTTTGCAGCTGTGCCGCTTTTTGGATAAGTTTTTTCAAAATAGTCTTTGTCTGCCCCCATGCTTTGTTTATTTTTCTGGTATCTTTCTTGCCAAGTATCGCCAGATTCGCCTGTTCCTAGTAAGCTATGTAACATAGACTGAGCTAGCGCTGTGCTCTTATGTATAGTTGGGCCAGCTATAGGTATATCAGTGGCTTTTCTTCCTACTCCAGATATATATTTACGCCACTCTGGGCGATCTTTCATTTTACTATCTTTTGGATAGCTGATTTTCTCTGTCTTCTTATCGTCCTTTACAAATTCATCCCAAGGGTTAGCCGCTGAAGGCGCACTAACGCCAGGGGTAGCCGTATTGTCTTTTACAAACTCATCCCAAGGACTGGCCATGAATTAAGGTGCAGTTCCTACTCTGCCATCAGGAGTTAAGAACTTCTTTCCAGAAGGTACTAATCGTCTAACGTCTTCAGGCTTTTCTATCCTGACTGTGGATATTTCTTCGTAGGTTACTTTATTGTCTTTACCTATAGACGGTCTCTTTATGATAATAGGATTATTTAGATAGTACTCTTTTATTACTCTATTAAATTTTTCTACGTCTTCGCCTTTTAACATATTGGCAATTTCGCCAATTTCAATCTTCTGCTTAGTGCCCTGCCGCATTATGTCTAAGAGCATTTCCATACCGTGCTTAGTCTGCATTAAATCTGGATTAGCTCTCATGAAGGTTTGAAGCTCAAAATTAGAGCCTCTGTTCTGAGAAATAGCTCTAGTAGATTCAGAGGCTAGTATAGAATTAAGTTTGGATAAGACCTCTTCGTCAGAGGCGCCTTTAGTTGTCCCCGGTAAAAAGTTCTCTACAAACTGCCTAGCAAGCGTCATATATTTAGCTGTTGGGCCTCTAGATATATCGTTGCCTGCTGTCTTGGATATAGAATCCATTGCATTAATAGTTTGAATTTGTTCATGTGCAGCAGGGCCACCAGCTTTAATCGCTTCTTGTACAGTATCAGTCTTGCCCTTCATTAATTCTGCGTTGGCAGAGCCTTCCTGCTCTAATCTTTGTTTATATTTAACCCAATCCTCATAGCTATTTATTTGTGGGGGCGCACCTTCGCCAGATTTCTTACCTGCGGGGCTGCCAGAAGGCAGTTTCATTGGATACGAAGTATTGCCTTCTTTATCAAAAGTCCTAGAGAGCCCTACGTCTCCTATTTGATCTTTACTCGGGCCATGCATAAATTTATAATCAGCGCCGCCGCCTTTACGGGGAGTTACTTCTAAGAACCCATTAGGTACTTCTACATGGTAAGGCTCCGCTTTTTCCTTCCATTTTTGGAATACCTCTTGCCCTTTATCGAGAGAGGTCATGGAGTTCATCTGCGCTCTGATTTCATCGTCTGTTTCTAAATAGGGCGCATTTGGCGCAGGACCCCGATACCCAGGTATATTAATTATTCTTCCGCCTTCGCCTGCTGGCTTGGCCGTAGGCGAATTAAATGACTGAGCTAACTCTACACCTTTAGGATCGCCTCTAGGCTCACCTTTTTCAAACCCAGGGGCGCCTAGTCGCATATTAGGGCCGCCTAAATCGCCTTTAGGGCCTACTTCACCAGTAGGAGGTCTTAACCCATCGCGAGCATAAAATTCTTGTTCTGCCTTATCTTCTCCTACGCCCCTAGCTCTGATCTCTTCTAAAGCCTTCCCCGCAGCTCCCTCCTCTAGAGGGTTAGGGGGTGGTTTAGGGTCCATTTTAGGCGCAAATGGATTAATTCCGCCTCTAAGCCCGTCGATGGGCCTACTAGGAGTAATAGGCGCATTAGACGAGGGATCGACCGTCCCTGACGGAGGAGTAAGAGGAGGCTCATTAGGTATAGATTGAGTTTGAACGGGTCTAACAGGTATCCCGCTAGAGGGGCGCGGGACAGGAGATATTCCAGAAATTTTATCTTCTGGTGTTGCCTCACTAAGCTGTACTTCTGGTTTTTCTTCTGTAGTAAACGGTGTAGTAACATCTGCTTGAGCGTCAAATTTCTGAGTGTATATTTTAGAGAAATCTCCAGACTTTACTTGCCTTATAGGAATATTTTTTAGTGGATGCCCATCGGGGATATTATCTCTAATGGCTCTTATGGCCCAATCTACGCCTCTATCTCGCCCCTCTTTTGTTTTTAATAGATTTGCAACAGCAGAGCCGTTAGGATTATTTATATGTACACTAGCCCCACCAGTCCCTTGTTGGTGCGCTAAATAAGTCTCTCCCCAAGTGGGCTCTCGACCTATATACTTAGACAGCTCTGCTCTGTTGCCCTCTGCTTTAGCTGTTATTGCTTTTATTTGTAAATCCCTATTGGCCCAATGGTTGGGTGCTTTAGGGTCTAGGCTCATGCCGTATTTTTTAATGTCCGCGTCGTTTAGCTGCCCTAGACCTTTATACCCGTATTTATTAACCAGCCCAGGATTCCCGCTGCTCTCTATATTAATGAGCGTAGGTAAATACTCCTCCATAGAAGAGACTTTACGTGCTTTAGGCGCGCCGCCTTCTACTATAGAAGACTTAGGCCCTGCTGGGCTAGTAGAATCAAATTCGCCCGGAGCGTAAGACGCTAATGGCGTCTTAGGCGTAGATGGGGTTTTAGGGGTTTTATTAGTCCCGAATAGCCCACCTAATATCTTACTCCCTAAAGTAGGAGATATTTCTGGATCGTGAGAAGGGTTGGTACGCCTATCAGAAAGAGCTTTCTCTTGCACCCCTGCTATATTTCTATAACGTAACCCTCCAACATCATCGACCATATCTGGAATAGTAGACATCCAGCCGTAAGGGGCTGTTAGCATATGCTCTTGAATGCCCTTCCTTCTTTTTAGAAGGGCTTCAGCCATTCGTCTAGAAAATTCTACTTGGCCACCAGTGCCAAATTCTTCATCGTAAGGAGTAGCCATTAACCTACCATTCCTGCCATGCCATTACGAAACGAATGCGGATTAAAATTAGAATTAGTCGGCGACGGAAGCGGCCCCCCTCCTACTTGAGGTAAAGGTAAATCGCTTACAGGTGCTTGTGCTGCTGCCATATTAGTAGGCATATTTTGCATGTTAGTGTCTGGAGTATTTGTAATAGGCACCCCCGGTGCGCCCATATTATTCGGGTCTAACGCAGAGCCTACTTGCCCTCCCGATTGCCCACTGATTTCTGGCTGTACGTACCCTGGCAAAGTAGTAGGATCGAGTGAAGTTCCTACTTGCCCCCCCGCTTGGGAGGAGACCTCTAGCATTGGGTTAGCCCCAGCGGCGCCACTAAAATTGCCCCCTGGTCTAAAGTTCATAAGACTAGAAAGAATGCTATTTAGCATACCGCTATCCCCTCCTGGCGAATTAGGAGAACTAGGCACGCCACCGCCGCTAGGGGGGCTAAAATTAAAGCCGCCAGGGCCACCATATTTTTTAATCTTGCTGCTAGGTCCAGGCATTTTATTTTATCCTATTCCAAACATAGATGTTATCGCGTTGCCCCCCACACTGCCCCCACCACTAGTAGGAAGCTTAGCCACAGAGCCTACTGTATTGAATATTCCGCTCATCATGGCGTTTTGAGCTTTGACTTTCTCTTGATAATTTTTAAACGCTTGTTCTTGCGCGGCTAAGGCAGCTCCTTGATAGTCAGCTGCGCCTACATTCGCTGTAGGCGTACTATCAAAACTTAAATCCCCAGGCGCTCCGTAAGAGGCTAATTTCATAGACATTTCCGCAGGGAGCGCCCATTGATCTTTAGCCATCTGATGCGCTTGTGGAACAAAATCTTGTAATAACTTACCCTTAGTTAAATTCTGTTGATTGCTCTGTGCATCTACTTGCTGTTGATAAGCAGGCGTTCCGGGAAGTATTCCTTGATTCCTCAAATGTGTATCTAGCTGCTCTCTTTCGGGAGTCATAAACCTCTCTATAAGAGGCATATGATTAGAGATGAACTGATTAGTTAGAGCGTCTGTGCCTTCAGGGCCTAGAAAAGCAGGGTCTTGCCCCATTCTTGAAGAAATATCATTCCATAAGTCAGCACCGCCACCACCCACATCACCTTTAGTACCATAGAACTGGTCAAATAACGCCTGCATAACTGGAGAATATTCTTTACTCTGTTCATAGTCGGGTAGCCCTGTGATGGGGTCAATAGTAGAACTATAGGATTTAGTCCCAAATGGATCCGATTGATTCATCGTCCCAAGCGAAAGCGACTGCTGGCCACCTTTAAGGTTATAGCCTTGCTGAGTCTCAGCTACTTGGCCCGGATTAATAGGAGGCGGAGCGTTAGGTTTGCTGGGCATTTCTAATCCACTTTAAACCATCTTCTTTAAAAATAGCGTAACTTAGCGCATCTACTAAGCTACCTTTATTGTCTAGGTAGTAATCTTTATGCCTACCTTCATACTTGAAGCCTATTTTCTCTACAATCTGAGATATTTTTTCGTTGGTGCAATACACTCTAGCAGTGAGCCTTACGCAGCCTATTTGTTTAAATACATAGTCTGCTATATCACTAAGAGCTTTTCTATTTAAACATTTAGGTCCATTGAAGTGTATTTCTACATTAGGGCCTGTATAATTGTGGTATATAGCTTGCGCTACTACTTTGCCATTTTTGAACCAGCCCATTGCAGTATACGGCGCCTCTACAGGATGGCCTGTTTCTCTATTAAAATATCCAGCTATCATTATGCCGACGCTATCCGTATTAGTACCATATATAAGATGCATTAGATAGGCCCACCAAACTCAAGAGCTATCTCAAACATGTTCAATCTAAGAGTGGCTAGCCCTTCGCCGCTCCTAAGAGTTGCACCATTGCCATCAAATACAGCGGTATCAAATACAGCGGTATCAAATACCGAAGATTGTGCTACTTCGCTGGCAGTTCCACCGCCTGCCAGATTGACTACCATTCTTACAGCTAGCGCTGTGCCTAAAGCAGCACAGCTTTGCCAATTTAGTACTGTAACTAACCCTGTAGACCATTCAGATGCATCCCACAGCGACACATCCCATAACGCACCGCTTGGAGTTAAGATCGTAACTGGCGCTGATGGAGAACTATCTTCAAAGTCTACATCTATCTGTATAGACGGTGTTAAAGTACCATCTGCCACCAAGAATGGTCTAATCATTTTTGCGTGTTTTAGCCTTCCAGGTTGTTCAAAATAGTTAAACGCACACTTAACGTCGTATAATATAGGCTCAACTAAGTCTAGAGCGCCTGCGTAAGCTAAATTTACATTACCATTATTATCCCCAAAATAAAGGCTCTCGTTAAATAATTCAAAACAATTAGCGTTCCACCCCTCAAAAGCAGTCCAGGCCCCTGTAAGCGCGTTTTGTACTCTTTGTATTTGAGTATTGCTCTCAACCTGGGGCACATTGAGAATAAGAAGTCCTTGTTGAGGGAATGATATAAGCTGCCAGCCAAAGTTACCAGAGTAACTCTGCGCATCTGTCATCAATAAGTTCTGTATTCTATTGGTCACAGCTACCGATCTAGACGCTGCTGGATCGAACGACAAAACTTGCGATATAGGTAATATACCTTGTACCGTAATCACAAAAAGATCAGAGCCGTACTTACAGAGACACCTTGATCCAATAGGGTCCGCTAAATCAAAAGTACCTACTAGCGCCCACATATTAGCATTAGTGGGGTCAGTGCCTTTATATTGTATAACTTGGCCCTCTGTAGTCACAAATATAGCTGTGTCGTCAGGGCCATTGCCCCCATCGAGAGTCCAAGACCCCATAGCTAACACCGACCCGCCCCTCGTCATAAATGAGCCTAAATCTAGGGCAGTAGCGGCTCCTTGTACAGCGTCAGTAGTTAAGAAGTAAACTTTAGTAGAATTATTAGGTATTAGCCACACTCTTCTCTTAAAAGCATGTATATTAAAAAATATGTCGCTAGTCCCTGTTATTACGTTCTCTGCCCAAATTGTCCCATTCCAACTCTGTACGTTTGAATTCAGTCCATTAACTGCTAAAAGATAATTAGCTCCTAACGCAGGAGTAAAATTTATATACTGAAATTTATCCCCGCCGAACCCTGAAGCCGCTAGAGTGGGTACGCCATAAATGCTTACGTCCCATATTTCTGTGCCCGATGCGGCAAACAATTGAGGCGATGCTAGGGGGGGTCTATACTGCATGAGGCTATTTACGGGCGAAGTAGTAAACCCTTGCGCCCAAGCGTTGTATCCCCCACGTAATTCTAGCCAGCCTGTACGAGGCACCCAATTAATCATCGATGCAGCATATTTAGGCTCCATCGCAGATAAAGGCATAAGCGCGTCTATCCCGCCAATCGGGGCAGGGACTATTTTAACGTCTACATCTTGGTCTAAATACGCGCCTTTAGCTTGCCATTTATCCGCGTATTTTTTACGAATATATGCCATTAAGCCACATTTGGACCTGTGGGGCCAGGAAAGAACCCATCTTGCACATTTGCAGGTGATATAAATATGGGGCTCTGACGCTTAACCATACTTAGAGTTTGCCTGCCCCCGTCTCTCGAAATTAATCTCTCTATGTATTCGTCGTTCTCTGAGCGAATAGGCATCCAATTAAAACCTTTCTGCGCCCAGAATCGCCATTTTATCTCATTTATAATGGCTCTATCGTTTAAAATAGGTATATCTGAGTCCGCTGTGAAAAACTCTGCCGTTGTTGTACCTCCAGTGACATATACAGAGTATTTAGAGACATATTCAAATACTATCTGTATAGGTTGAGTAATTTCAGCAGGAGGGGGCCATATTCTATAATTGTTTGCAAGAGCCCCTATCTGCCTAAAATGACGCCTCGGGCCTGTAGTCACAATTCCTGATCTATGCCATTGATCTAATTGGGGGCTGTCTGGCCCCAATAATTCCCATCTATTAGTTCTATCCCACCACGTTCTATTTAAAAAGTGACTAAAGTCCGTAGGTTCAGGGTATGTATCTTTAGAAAAGACTAAATCTGTACCTACAGCGGCCCCAGTAGCCAACATAGTCATAGTTATTTGTGTGGGGCTATCTACAGACGCTATTCGAGCTGCTGCTGGTATCTCGCTTCCAGACACCATAAAATAGTTTGCTTGGAGAGAAGCTGTACTAGGTATATTACTAATAACAGCGGAATCTAGCGCTACGTCGCCTGTAGTTTCAACAGGAGGCGTAACTGCTAAATTATATTCTTTAGTTAAAGCAGTCCATCCCGTAGGATGGCGCTGCCTTAGTTCTTCTATGGCTTGATTGGCGAAACCATACATTTGCATAGTAGTGAGCTGCTGAGAACTCACCACTACGCTGTCTTGAACAAGCCCTAATTCTAACTGAGCTTGATTTATTATTTGTAATAATGTCTTCTGAGGCATAGTAACCCTCTATTTAGAGAGTTAATTATACGCTGGTCTTTACGAACGCCCAGGTGCTTGTATTTATATTTTTGTAAATTGCAACATGAGTAGTAAGGAGAGACACGCCAGTAGTGCCAGCGGTGGCTGCACCATTACCAATAAGAGTAACAGCACTACCAGCAGCATTATTAGCCGCGTATACTGCGAGCGTAGCACCTTGGTTATTAACGATAGTATACTCATCGCCAGGGAGACACCCATTCGCACCGCCTACTTGGGGTAGTTTAATGCCACTACCAGAATTAGAGGCAAGAACAAAGTAGATTCCTTGCCTGCCAGGAATCTGAGTAGCCGAGCCAGCAGAAGTGCCAGCGATAGTAACAGCTTGGATATTCATGCCCACTCGTGCAGCAAGCGGATGTGCCATACCCAAGCCCATTAAATTCTCTGACTTAGCCATTTAATTCACCCTTTTCAATTGCTTTGGCGCGGGCTACTTTTAAAAACTCTGCTAATAGCCCGCCACCTTTTACTTCAATGTGTAGTCTAGCGGAATACTCAGTTAACATATATTTGAAATCGAACAACTGCGCTAACATATAGCTAGCTACTTTGAAAGTTTTGCCCTCTGGCTCTAGCTTTATTTCTGTTATGTCTCCTAGCGTCTCGTAATCTGGGTCCAGAAATTCATAAGCATGGTGTTTATAGTCGTCTGTAAGACAAGTGTCAAACCCAAATAAATGTATGTTCCTAAAGCCCATCATCATGGCCATGCCGATGGCTCTTGTGCCTACTGTACAGCCACCTACTACTTTAATTTCGTCTTTTAGAAAGACTTCATCATCGAACTCTTTACCTGACGCAGCGTGCCATATATAAGGCGAATGACAATCTAAATGCTCGAATACTTTTTCATGACACTGAGAAGCGATTAAATACGTAATTGGCCACTTAGCTTTTTGTAAATAACGCACCATAAATAGATCAGGATCGCATACTATACAATATTTAGGTATAACTCCTTGTTCTATTACATAATCATGTGCTGATCCACACACCATTGTATCTTTATACTTATGTAAATCACCTATAGTGTGTTTTAAGGACGGCCCACCGCCAACTAGGGCGATGGGCCGTTCCTCGCGCCAGTCTGCGCAAGTATGAATAGGTGCTAGGAGATGCTTTCTGGCGTCTAAAATCTGTGCCTTTAGTGTCTCTAAAGGTACGGCAGTAGTTATCTCTACGCCTTCTATTTCTTTAAGTGAGTGCATTTTGATCCTTACCGGCTAAAGGATCAGTAATTAAATCTTCTACTGTAGGCGGCGAAGTAGTTCTCTTTTTCTTTAAGACTGCCTTAGACGCCTCTTGCGTAGGGTGATTGAGATTTATTCGCTCCGATTGCGCATCGTATCCTATAACAAAAGGAGGCTGTTTAGACGCGCTGATAGGATCATTAAATTTCATCAAAAGATGATCTAGCTGCGCCTTCAATTGGCCTATCTGTTGCGTTTGTACTTGCATCTCGTTTCTTAGATTGTCGTTCTCTTGACGCAATTTAAGGAACGCAGTGCCTTTAGAGGCGCTATCTATGTATTGATTCGCTCTATTTACATACTCTTGAGCACCACGGCCAATAGAATCAATAGCGTGCGCAGAAAGTTTAGCACACTGCTCGATGGTATATACGCCAGAGGCGCGTAAATTCTCTGCTACAGCGGGATAGTTGGGGAATAGTAAATCTATAGGAGTGCCCTCGGGTATTTGTGTCCTATTTTGAACAAAAGCAGCCCATTTAGACGCAAACCTAAGTTTATCGTTGTCATTAATAGGTCTATCGATTTTATTAAGATTCTCTCCAGGCTGCTGGATCATAATAAAGATTTTATCTTCGTGGTAAGGCCTACCATGCTCCAACGAAAGAGCTGGATTTTCTACTGACCTATTATAGAACATAACCAGAAGCTGGTCGTCGCTGCCGTACTGTGCGATACCGAAGTTTTGACCTTGCATATTTATTCTGGTTGGGCCAGAAAGATGAGACAGTTCGTTCATTGTAGCGTACCTTTTTCGAGTTCTTCTATTTTCTTCTTCGCCTCCTCGTTCAATTGCATTTTAAAACTTTCTTCTTTTATCATTCCTATTAAATCAGGTAATAGACCTTCGCCATAAAAAGTAGCAGAGAATAGATTATCATACTCTATCATGAATTTTCTAAAATTTTCTGCTTGCGCTAGATGATAGCCTAAACACCTATAGGTCTTCTCACTAGGCCCATTCCAAGACATACCTATTTTTAGTTTGTATACTTCGCCTTGATTATCTTTCTCTTCTTGAGTAGATAAATCGTAAGCATAGCTTTCCTCTTCACTCAGACAGCTATCGAACCCGAACATATGAAGGTTTCTATAGCCAAGCGTAATTGCCATAGATACGCTTCTAAGCCCTATAGTACAGCCGCCGCCTATGCCTTGATACTCGCCGTTAGGCTCTATTTTAGCTAAGTGTTTAGTATAGTCATCACTGTGGCAGTGCCACATTACTATGGGGCAATCCTCTAAATATTTAAATATCTTAGGATCACACGCTGAAGCTATCAAATATTTGACTTCTAAGTGCTTTAATTTTAAATAATTTATACTTACCGGGTCAGGATCGCAAATAGCAGAATAAGTAGGAATAATCCCATTGATAATAAGGTAATCGTGAACCGATCCACAAGCTATGACTGTCCTAAATTTTCTTAGCTCTTCTAATTGGCCTTTAAGCGAAGGCCCGCCGCCTACAAGAGCTATCGGTAATTCATTCTTTACTTTTTTAAACTCTGGTAGCTCATGAAATCTAGTGTATTTAGTCTTAATGTTCTCAAATATGTTCTCTAAAGATACACTAGAAGGCGTAGCTGCTGTAGTGCCTACCCCTCCTAGTGGAGAATAATCAAGATAGGGTCGAGATATCTGGGCAGTCTCTTGCGATACTTCCATAATAAATCGACCCTACCCTTCCCTCGTCTAACTTTAGACAGATGCAGTTGTCTTCATGTAACCAACCATAACAAACTCGGCAGTAGTCCCCGAGCTTGTTCCAGCGGCTGTCACGATAACGATATTCTGCACCTGTAGAGCTGTCGCAGAAGCAGTAAGCGCTCCCGCCGTGGCTACGTTGATGTATAACTGAGCACCACGGGTAGCAGAGGGGTTAATCATTACACTAAATCCCCCCCTAGCTATCATAAGTGCCCAGAAATAATCACCATTACCACCCGTACCACCGTCCGCAACCGTGCTCTTAAAGTGTGCGATACCATAAGAGTACGATTGAGAGGCTGCTAACGCAGAAGTAATGTTATTAGCCTTAAATAAATGGTCAATTGCAACCACGTTTAAAGCCGTGACCGTAGCGGATGCTTGAACAAACATCCACTGCGAGCCACCGATACCTTGTGCAGGTTCGCCCAATCTTGGCCTGCTATCGCCACCGCCCGCAGGATACTCGGGAAACGACGCAGTAGCAAAGAATTGGGTTACAAACATAAGATCGTCGCCGATCTTAGGGTCGGTAGCGTACCAGTTTGCATATAGAGTCATATTAATACCTCATTAATTAGAGCAACACATCTCACCGTGACCATTATTATGTACCTAATAGGCCTTGTAAGAACGCGTTGGATAGCGTCATGTTCCCAGCCCACCCTAACAGGCGAACCATCGCATCCTGATTAACAGAGAAACGATCAGGATCGAGAGGAACCATGTTACGAGCAGCGTGAGGACGCCAGTGAATATAATTCGTGTTCAAGAAGTACATGAACGACGAAGGTACACCACCAACTGCTGTAGTTGAGCTAGAAGTCTGGAAGGGTATAGGATCATTACTAAACCCTTGGAATCCACCATCTAACACAACATCGCTATTCAGGAATTTAAGAGACGTATAACCAGCTTCAGCTAAATCTGGTGCGCCGCCCTCAGTAGTTACTCGCTGAATAGACTGCATAGCGTTCAGATAGAACGTATACATATTGTTATCGGCAACGAGTAGATCAGGAAAATCGCGGCCTCTAACAAGCTGTACCCAAAGAGAGTTCATATACTGAATAATGTTTGCAGAGCTGGTAGCAGCGCCACCATTAGTAAGCGCACTGAAAACAAGATTCCTATAGAACGCCCATTGCGATCTATCGATACCGCCAACGGTGCCAGTGGTAGGAGATGCAGCGACTAGAAGCTGCAATCCACCAATAGAACCAGCCACGCTACCGTCGCCATATACACCATTAGAAAGTCCGTTCATGAACGTCTGTTCGCCGTTCTCAACACGACTCTCTAAGAGGTCTATAATCGCCTCTTCGCCACTATTTTGCAGTTCCTCTAGGCCAGAGATGGAAACCGCTAACGCGGCCTGGCGAATAGGAAACTCCGCAGCAGTAAATACTTGACTCGGGTTAATATTAACAGTTTGATAGCCCGAATACCAAGTGAACGTAGTGTTATTCGCATAGTTCAATTCCTGAACGATAGTGCGACCACCACTAAACGACTTAATGCGGCCCTTCTTGTTCAAACGAGCAAGAAGCGCATTGTTACGAGATACGTTGTCTTGCAGAACTCCAGTTCTGTTACGCAACGTAGTAGTAACGACTTCTGAAAGATTAGGTGCGGGCATTTTTAATACTCACTATAATTGGTTGATGTAATTAACTTACTCGCTTAATTCCTGAAAAGCTGCTCTAATACTGTCTCTAACAGACGGAGATTTACCAGTGGCCTTACCATTTAACTTAGAAGATTGATTTGTTACGGGCGCCATCGAAGATGCAGAAGGTTTGAACCCTGAACCTGCCCTTCTGGCTCTAGCCAATCGCTCTGCTTTTTCTTTTGCTTCACGATCAGACTTAACTTTGGCTTCCTTCGCTGTCTTATCTGCGGCCTCTTTTTGAATAAGAGACGAGATATCGGAGCGAAGCCTGATTGCCGCTTCATAAGACCCGTCTAAATCTATCATTCCATCTTTTAAAGGTACTGCTCCACTAGACGACAATTGAGCCATTAATTCTCTGACTTCATCAAAGTATGGCCTCAATTTATTACCGTCTTTATCCGTTGCGGAAGCCCAGCCAAGAACTAGATTATCGGCAGCGGCTTGCTGTTGAGTAGCAAAATGCTGCTTTATACCACCTATTTCACTCTGAACTTGCCCAGAAAAGTCGTTAAACCATTCTGGCGGATCATTAGAAGCATTAGGTTGTCCTTCAGAAGGCGCGTCAGTTAATTGGCTTAAATCTACTCCAAAGTTGTCGGCCAGCTTTTTGAATGTAGCTGCCTTTTGCCTTGGATTTGAGCTGCCAAGGTTTTCCATCCATTGAAATAGTCTATCAATTGTCTGAGCTTCTGAAACGCCAAATTCTTGAATCATTTGGCGTCTTGGACCAATTACTCGGTCCAATTCATCGAAGGCGCGGACCTTCGGTGAATACTGCGCAAACCCATTAGAGACTTCTTGCTCACGGGCTGCTATAATTTTCTTATCTTCAGGAGCTAATTTATCCCAAACAGCGCGGCCTTTTACTTTCCAGAAAGGCGGCGGCTCTACTGAATCTTTATCTTGGGGCTCTTTAGGAGATTTTTCAGAAACGCGTTGTTCTTGCTTACGTTCTCTGCTAGCCACTTTCCGAAGATCTTTTTCCTCTTTTTCGTCTTTTTCTTCTTTTTCAGTATCTTTTTCATCGATAACGTCTACTTCTTTCTCTTCTTTCTCACTAACCTCTTTAAACGCAGCACGGATAGAATCACCCACGCTAGGAGGTGATTTATCCTCTACGACATCGTCTTTATCCCGCCCGGTTATAGGCTCGTCGCTATCGCCGAGCTTGCCGTCGTCTACTACTTTATCTTCAATTTCTTCGTCTTTATCCATGGCTTCCGTTGTCTTATAAGAGAGGGCCTACGGTCAATTGAGACTTCCAGTATCAACGCATCGGCTGATGAAGATTATTTTTTACTAGCCACAAAGCTCTCTTTATATCGTCTCTGCGCTGTTTTCTATCTAGTTTTCTTGGTTTTCTTGGTTTTAATACGTGTTCTTTCTCATTTCCTATTTCAACGCATCCTCTAGCTCTTGTCTCGTCTCTAAATTTTTTCTTAGAAGTATAGAGCTTGCCATTGCACATATGTCTAGTTGCAGGCATTTCATCAGAAATAAATCTAAATTCTACAACTTGATTGCCTTTCATCATACGATTATCTGGCGTAGTGAGAGATAACCAATAGTAGTACTCTTGATTTTTTTCTACCATGCCCCCCTTGTCCGCAAGAGGGCAATCAGGATTATAGAGATAAGAGGGCATGTTAACTCGCTTTCTTAGGCTTTTGCTTGGCTTGCATCTGTGCTTTTTGTTTATTCGCTTGCATAGATTGTTTATGCTTTTGGTCCCCTTGTTGTATTTTTTGTTGATGCGCCTGCTTATCTAAAGAGGCTTTATTCTGCATAGACTCACGCTCTAATTGATGCTTTTCTTGAGTCTGCTGCATGTCCATTTGGCCTTCCTGCTCCCGCATATCCATTTCTCTGTCTTGCATTTGTAATTCATTTTGTTGTTTTTGCCCATCCATCTGCATTTCATTGTGCTGCGACTGCATATCTAATTGAGCAGTCTGCTGCTGATGATGTAATTTAGCTTGAAGCTCCATTAATTTCATTTGGTGTTCTTTTTCTTTATAATGGGCCTCATGACGCATTTTCGTCATTTCCATCTCATGAGACTCTTTATCTCTTTGAGCTTCCAACTGATGCTTCTGCATCTCTCTCTGATCTTTAGCTTGATCTAGCATAGCTTGGCGCTGATCGTCTCTCTCCATATGAGCATGTTCGCGCTGATCTTCCCTCTCAGCGGCTTGATGCTCTAGTTGCATCTTTTTAACTTCTATATCATTTTTCTTATCTTCTGGGCTAGGCTGTGGATTTTCTATAGCCAATTTAGCCTTTTTAGTCATCATTTCACAGAAGTTATCTATTTCGGACTCTAAATCCCTACCTACGCGATATTTTCTAGTACTCCATTGAAGAGTTTTAGCCATTAAAGGCATTGCGGCAGGCTCACTAGCGGCAATAGTCTCAAAACTCTTCATAAAGTTAGCCATAGAAGTAACAAATTCATTTACATCTTGGCGATCTTGATATTTATCACCAAAAATAGTAGAGTCTGTTTCAATGTCTATACGATACCAGCGAATTACATCTTTTCTAAGAAGCTCAATAGCTTTCACTACTTTAGTTAAAGCAATTACTTCTGGGTCAGGAGGCGGCTCAAACGGTTGCGGTAACTGTAATGGTCCTTGTCCCATCGGCTGTGTTGGCTGCGGCTGTGGATTGATTGTTGGTAAGTTTGCTGGCGGACCTCCGGGGAACGATAATACATTTCCGCCTTGCTGTGGTTGAGGCATAGCGGGTTTCTGCATTCCCATTTGACCTCCAGCCATTCCAGGCGCTTGCGCGTGCATTGGCTGCATCCCCGAGGGTTGACCTCCCGGAGATTGTTGCGGCTGTCCTGGGGCTTGGTTGGGCTGTCCTGAGGGCTGTCCTGAACTGACATTCTCGCTACTCGCTTTCTCTATCTCCAACTCTCTTAGAATAGCGTCTGGCTGCATCTGTTCAAGATACATAACGCCGCTAGACTCTATTAAAGTTTCATCTTGGAAGTGTTTACATATAATTTCTGATACTAATTTAATAGCATCTCTAGCGTATCTAGCTACGTCTTCTTGAGATTCACTTAGGCGTGTGCCAGAATTGTTATTTTTCAATCTTAGACCCCCTAATGTTTCTCTACTATCAGAAGTGCCCCTTATAACATCACTTATGCCGCTGACTTGATCCATATCTATGTTAGCTTGCTGGCGAACTTTCTGTAGAGTCTCCATACAAGCCTGTATTTGATCTATAGGAATAAAATCTATAGCACTCTTTAGTCCACCACTTTCTGCAAAAGCGGTCCATTGCTCCACGGGTAAGAGTTGATTCTCGACGCTTTCATCAAATATACGAGCTATAGCGGGTTTAGAAGCGTCGTACACGCCAGCTACTTTACAAGCCATAGTTAACATAGAGAGCCTATTAGTAAGCTCGTCTATGGTAATAGCTTGATCCTGCCACTCTAAATAATCAGCTACAGGGAAAAGACTATCGTTAGTAAGATTAGAATATAGAGGTCTTGGAACAGGAAAGAAATTTGTAAGTTCAAGGGGATCATCTTTAACATCACAAAGATACTCATAACCTGTCGAAATCCAATATACTCTACCATCAGTCTTGTTCCATATTTCATAAATAATAATGTCCCTCTCGTTTACGTCTCTAAATATAGCGGTATCCGTGTAAGAAAGAGAATCATTATTAGTTCCTGAGTGTAAAGACGTATCTGGTTTGAGCGCATTACCTATTTTCTTACCGAATCTCTCGATGGCTTCTTTTTTAGAGATATGTACTTTCTTGCCAATAGCTTGTACTTCTTCCCACACCCTAGCTTTTGCGGGGAAATGATAAAAATCCCTCCAGTCTAAGTAATCTACTTCTGTCTTTTCAGAGATTATTTGTTCCTGAGTTTCATCTAGCTCATCTTCTTTAGCATCATCTTCAAGAAGTCTCTTGTCTTTTGTATCTTTGCCTATTTGATAAAGAGGATTCTCTATGCCACCTATAGAAGATGCAGGTATAGATTCGCCTTTACCGAACTTAGGTACGTACCTAATCCATACGACGCCACGACCAGGGAGTAGCCTATCCATAACTGCCATATTCATGGCGTTGTGAAAATTATTAACTTCTAACTCATTTATGAGCGTTCGCTCTAACATTTGAGCAGAAAGTTTACCTGTGGGGTCTCTGTCTAAAAATTTTCTATCCACTACAGGAGTAGGGCACCTAGAATATATGGCAGGCTTCATTACTTTAATGTTGGCCCAAAGAAGATTCATCCTCTTTTGACCTTCTTCATCTATCCTAGAGCGCTCGTCTCTATAGCGTTTAACTATAGTCGCGCCACGCTTATTAAAGCGTCTAGCCGCTTCGTCGTAAGAATTTATCTGTGCTTTCCAGAAAGCGGCTAATTTAAAACTCTCCCTACCTGCGCCGGGAGCAAGTTTACCATCATCTTCTGGGTGCGCAGATGATTCATCTACGTCTTCGAAGTCAACCATTAGTATCTACCTTGTAACGCCTTTAGTATATCTTCAGGGCCAAAATTCATCTCAGATTGTCTAGGATCAGTAGGAATTTTAGACTGCGGCATTTCGGGTCTAGGGGGTAATTGTTTAGGCGCCATATTTGGCGGTATAAGCCAATTACCTTTATCTGGTGCTGTACTAAGTCTATACTTAAGAAAAGCATCCATTGCTTCTGGATGTGCATAACTCATATTAGACTGATTTATAAGAGAATGTTCACTCGGCGCAGATAAAGGAGCTAGATGCCCGCCTTTCTGTCCTGGCCTAGACCAAAATCGTCTAGCTGGATTCATTTGCCCTGGATGATCCATAGTAGATTGTAACGGAGGAGCTATACCAGTATCGACTTTATTACCTATTTCTGGATTTTTAGGCGGATGGCCCATATGCTCGTCTCTGGGAACTCTGACTATAGGCTGATGCGATCTTTGCATAGGGGGATTTACAGGATTAGGCTCTATGTAGGCTGTTTGTTGCTTTCCTTTAACTTTAGTAGTGTAATTGACGCCTGCTCTTTCTAACCAATTCTCCACCCAACGTCTATCTACAGGTTTATGTTTTTCTAGGGATTGTACTATCTCTTCTGGAGACTTAGACGGGGTAATAGATTTACCCCCAAATACGCCTAAAGTTGACCCCCCTCCCTCTTCGCTAAAAGGTTTCCAGCCACCTCGCATTCTATATTGGTATGACCTGATAGTCGCATCTGAGCCATTAAATTCAGGGTGTCTGCCTCTAAATTCATGTAAAATACGCTTACCGCCCCCTTGGACCCCTCCAAATCGAGCATCTAGATTTTTAAGAGTACTAAACATTCTTTCATCCCAATTAACGCCTCCAGCGGGATTTGTTTTAGACGGAACTAATTCAACTTTTGCTACTGAGGGCGCTCCCCCCGCTACATTTACGCCCCCATATAGTCTCACTCTGTTGACTTGCCCTTTTATAGTTACATCCGAACCTTGATAGTGAGGATGCGCCGCTTTAAAGTCTCTAGCTATTGCGTCAGGCCCTCCAGGTGTTCCTTTAGGATATTTTTCTGATAATTGTTTGAGAGTATTCTGCATTTCAGGAGTCCATTTAGCCTTAGCTGCTCCCCCACCTAATGCACTTAATACTCCGCTAGCTGTATTAGATAGCGCCCCCATTCCAAATAAATCTTGTGTAACTTTTGCAGAATTAACTACACCTTCTTCATCTAAATTCCCCGGTTTGTACCCATGCTGGGTGAAATTCTTTATATTTTTATAGATATTCTGAGCTATTTCAGCAGCGCCTTTACCCAAAGTATCTAACGCAGGCACATTACCTGCCATCCCTTTATTAAGGATAGCTAGAATACGCTCATTTTCTAGCTTTTTAGCCTGTTGAAGAGCGCCTTGAGTAGTGATTAAAGGTTCATCTTCCATCTTTTATCTCAACGGAGGATAAAACATATTGTGTTTAGTCCAATAGTCCATAATAGAAGGGTCTAACCCTTTTGCTCGAACTTTTTGATCTAAAATAGCATCGCTGTATTTTAGATTGTCTGATCTATTTGGGCCTCTATTAGGCGGGCCTGCATTAGGATGTCTAATACCAGGATTTTGATTAGCCTCATAAGGAAATCTCATAGTCCCATGATTACCATGCGGGCCTAATTTAAATAAATTCTCTTGTGGTATTTGAGGTTGTGGAGTAGGCATAGAAGGCGCAGGTTTAGACTTCCCCATGAGAGATTTTAGTACCAATTTAGCTATATCGGTTAAACCTGCCTGTGGAACCATCAATTATTGTCCTGTTTTAGTCTGTGTAGAGCCAAAATAGTATTCCCAAGGATGAGGCTGTGGTAGAGAATCTGGATTGGGTTGCTCTGGCATTACTACAGTTTCATCAGTTGGTATCTTAGAGAATTGATTCATTTGCGGCTGTTGTGTAGAAGGCTGCACTCCTTTAGGGAAAGAAGACCCTCCCGTTCTACCTATTGTAGAAGTATCTCTTCCCATAAGGGAATTTAGTATTCTTGTTAAAAAAGACTCATCTAAGTGTTGTTGATTATACTGCTCTACGTTTTTACTTTCGCGCTCCCCCGGTGTATATTCTAACTTTTTATCCCCGTGCATCATAGGCGCGCCTAGATTGTCCCAAAAAGGGTCATTGGGGGGCGGTTGTAATCTAAGCGCATTTAATATTTGTTCATTCATCTAATCTGCACCAGTATAAGGCACAGGCGCCTCTGTGCGCCCCGGATGCCGCATTAGCATTAGCTGTTCTAATAATTTAGGGTCTATACCCCCTCCCATAGGTGACTGCGCCATTGGCATTTGAGGCATAGAATTAGGCGGCTGTTGCTGCTGTGGCGACATAGGTAAAGAACTCAAACTATCCCCCGGCCTACCCGCTAGGCTCTCTATTATGGCTCTGTTCTGTTGGCCCATTTTCATTCTTAGGCCCTGTGATTTTAATAACTCGTCTTCTTGCTGTTGTATCTCTGGAAACCAAGAATGAGTATCCGATCTTGGCTGCTCCTTGTACATTTTCATTTTAGGTAAAGTAGTCTCTATCTTACGAGGGGTAAAAGGGATATTTCTTTTCTTAGAAATATCTCTCTTATTGCCGTCTACAGGCCCGGACATTTAGAATATCCTCTTACTTCTAGTAGACTCTTTACCCTTACTCAAGGGTTTAACTAAATCATCTAATACATCGTGAAGAGCGATTACATTATCTCTCTTTTTAAGAGTTCTTCTAAGTATATCTATTTGAGCAGGCGCAGAATAGGGCCTACTCATACAAGCGTATCTGGTTTCATCTGGAGCGTGGTCTTCGCTGTCTGTATCTACGTCTTCCATGTTTAATTCATGGTGCTGTAAAACAGGTAGAGTTCTTATTATCTCTGTGCAGCAATCCATAAAGAACATCATAGGTACTATGCCGTCGCCTTTTAGCCTAGCCCTTACAGCGTCCCATCCCCCCATTGCACCGGACTTAGCTGTACGCTTGTTATCTGCTCTTTGGAATCCAATGTAATAAGGAGCCGCAGACATCCTCTCTGCAATAGATGGCCCACTGTCCCACGCAAAGATTCGAGGGTCTGCCACACGATAGGAGATCCTTGGTCTGCCAAACTCGTTCTTAGGCTCTGTAGCTTCACGTAACATAACCCCTTGTGCGACTTCTTCGGCTGTAAGCTTTAAACCTACATTCATATTTTCCGTGGTAGATATTGATTTATTAGCGGCGCCTCTTGATCCATACCATTCTTTATAACGTATGATGGCGCCTTTTGGAAGCGATGTAATGCCCGTAGCTTCAGACTGCCCGGCAAAATATTGCCATTGATCGGGATATATCTCCAATCCTGCATCAAATTCATCAGGGACAATAGCCCACCAGCCAATTGAAAATGGGGTTGCCGTACCCCAATCCATTGACATGAATCTAGTCCAATGCTTCGGTATTTTAAAGGTTTTAATGACATGCTTTCTCGTATCAAACTCCGGAAAGTATGCTCCAAGCATAACATTCCAGTCGCCTTTAAGCCAAGCTTTAACGAGCTCAGCATTCCCAGAAAGATAAAGATTTCCTATATATTGAGGCGTATTAGTATAAGGATTATCTGTTATCTTAGAGGGGATAAATATACGCTCTTTTATGACCACATTGCCAGTGAGGTCATCTTCAAATCTAGTAGGTAGCACCTTCATTCCGAGAGGTGCAGGATCAATATAGCGTGACTTAATCCAAGAATGCCCAGGACCACCAGGATTTGCAGTAGCGATAAACCGACAAGGTACACCAGCGCCACTACGCAGGGTAGCCATAAGCTTAAATATAGGCTCTGGATTAGGAAATGTTCCCATCTCTTCAATATAAACTCTCGTATAGCTATGGCCTTGGTATGCTTGTGCGTCATTGTCGCTTTCTAGATATGCAAATCGTAATCTGGCGCCGTTTGGAAAACGCCATAATTTGTCCTGCTCATTAAATTTTGCTCCCAAGGGAAGATAAAGAATTTTTGATCGTTCAACAAGCTCGAGGAGCTGAGTTCTTTCGCGACGAACGCAGAGACCAATAGCATTCTGACCATGTTCATTAGCATGCATCACCCATTCGCCGAGCACTCCATCGGATTTGCCCCCTCCACGGGCTCCCCCAAATAACGTCTCGAATACAGGACAAGAAATTAACCAAGATTGAGGCCCTGGATTTGGTTCCCATACTGTAGTATATTTAGTTTTTACCCTGTTTGACATTTTTCTTTATATTCATAAGTATAGCTTTGTTGTCTCTATGGAGGAGATTGTAAGTACAGTCTACATTTTCAAAATGAACAAACACTTTTGGGTGACTCTTTATCCAGTTTCTATGCTCTTCTGACATAGCTAATAATTCTAGATCAGTTATTCTCTCTCGGATCATTAATTCGTCTTTCCAACGATCATCAATAATCATTTTATTTCTTCTTGAAGAGAGTGCACCACATATTAGCTAGTACTTTACCTTTTACCTTATCGCAAGTTTCGTTCTTGTTAAAATAAATGCAGAGGCCGCACTTAGAATTTTTGTGGCCTCCGCTGTATTTTACAGTTTCTTTAGAGACTTTCTCGCTCTCGGAAGGTCCAAAAGCTTGCTTAATGGTCTCTCTAAGCTTTGTTATCATCCTCGGGAAGCTTTATTCTTTCGGGGTTAAAAATAGCTCTGTTGAGGTCCATAAAGCCTTCTTGGAAGTGAGTTTTGGCTATGCTGACAAACCTACCGTCTACTTCCATACTAAATTTGTGGCATTTCTCTAGTTGACGTAAAACTCGCTCTTCGAGAATTTTATTCTCGTTTACTAGATTTTTCTTAGACTCAGAAACGTCTGTATAACCATGCACAGGAATAGGCTTGTGCATTTGCTCCTTTGGGGGGATGAGTTCACCCATCTGCGGATCGTTTAAGTCAGTCATTTTTACCTCTTGCCAATTCTATGCGCTTTACCGCTGCCAGATGTACGTAACTTGCCTGCTTTTTTACTGCCCCCAAATCCATGGGGCGTTTTCTCCCTAGTCGGTCTAAAAGGCCATGTATCTACCTTACCTACGGGCGGATACATTTCTTTAGAATAGCCTTCTCCGTCCCCTTTATTAGCGTAGCACATCTCAACAAAATTCCTGTTGGGCTGCGCTGGATCGATCCCTTTCGGAACGCTTCTCTTTGGGTATTTCATTTTAATACTACCTTTATTCGCTCTAAAAGTTTGTCAATCTCTGTTAATACTTCTACGCCGTCACATTTATACTGCCAAGGCGAAGATGAAATTTTAGATAAGTCTCTTTTACTATCATCGCGCCACTCCAATACAAATCCATTATCTGTTTTGTAAACAGTAAGTTGTACTGGAGTGCGCATGCCTAGCCCAACTTAGAGTAAGATTTCTTAAAGGTGCGCGTACCCTTACCCACCATAACGCCACCAGTGGTTCGGTTCATGTTATTATCAGAGGTATTCTTACCGCAACCGTGGGAAGATTTCATCTTTCCCGTGCCTGACATACCAGTACGCTTGCCAGACATAGATTTACCGGCTCCATAAGAGAAAGCACCCTTACCAGAACCGGGTTTACTACCGTTTACGCCCATTTTAATTATTCCTATTACTTTTAGAAGGGTCTCCCCCTTCTGGCCAAAACAAATACGCAGCTAAAAATACCATAAATATTATGGGGAAAATAAAGAAACTAAATAAATCAAAGTCAAAGCTGAAGATTTGGTCCATTGTTCCTCGAAGTTTTAGAAATAGACGCTCTCATTGCTCTTTAAAGAGAAGGTTGCGTCCTCTAATAGTTGGTTCGTCATTGCAGCATTGCCAAGGAGACTTGCACGGGGAATCTACCAACTACCAGGGATTTCTAACTTTCACCTGTGTGCGTTTAGGGGGTTGATAAGCTCCCATAATTGGAGGAACCAGCCTTTAACAGATGAAAAATACCCTGATGCGTCCCACTGATCCCTCTTTACTAGATGATAGAGCGACTTCATGGTCCACCAAATTGGTTGCCAAAAGATAAGAAGGAGCAAGAGCCACGGAGTAATCACTTTTTATCTCCCTTATTTTTCTGATGTATCCCTTGATGCTTCCAAGCTTTGGCCCAATTATTAAGCTCCTGATCTACTATTATATTTATATCCCCTATGCGGCCCTGTCGTACCCATTTATGAAGAGCTTTTTTGAAGACAAATTCGGAAAAACCTTTTACGTTAGGGTGCCCATTGCACCCATCATGTTTCTTCGCCTTTTGATGGCAATTATCTTTTATCTTTTCTAAGTCGGCGTCCATGTGCCTATGGTAGTCATAGCTACCCATTCAGTTCCATTGATACATTTAATCTCAATGGTATCTCCTATAACGTTAGCGTCTATTCGTCCGCCTGCAGCAGACGCTACGCCGCCAACTTCTATAGTATCTCCTCCTGCAGCTATAACTCTAATCCCATCTGTGTCGCGAACCATAAATTTAAACACAAGATCAGCTTGCCCAGAAGGTAAATTAAAATCTACTCTTGCAGTTGCTCCAGTATTAGTATAGGTTCTTCCAGAATTTAAATTAGTTAAATTAGTAGTCGCAGCAGTAATATTAGTTATATAATCATCTCGCTTAACAGTTCCGCCAAATACGCTATCAGAGCCTGTATAGAGCGCAAACCCTGTGCTGTCTACTGTGCCATCTAAACTGCCTGGAATGCCACTAAGGTCTGGAGAAAATAATTCACCCCCTTCTTGGACTTGAAATTTCTTACCTGTAGTAGAAGTACCCGCAAAAGTAGCGAAATTAGAAAGCGCAGAGCGTTCATTTACAACAAAAAACGAAGTAATCGCTGGAGTATCTTGAATAGTTATAGTAGACCCTAAGAAAGGCGCAGAGTTAGTGAGAGTATTTAAAAATGCTCCGCAGTTTGTTAACTCAGAGCCATCTATTATCATAGTATTCCCGCCATCAAAGAAATTACCAGCGATTATGGAGCCAAAGTTTCCATTACCGGCAAATTCTATATTAGCGGTTGTAAAATTTTCTAAATCTCCAAATATAACTTGTTGATCCCCACAAGAAGATGGGTCCGGGTCTATACAAGGCCCTGCTGTAGGCGCAAATCTAAACCCATTTACCCAAATTTCTGTGTCTGTACGTTGTAATACATTAAAAGAACCTTGATTAAACCCAAAAAATGGGTTTACAGCATTCAGTAGAATCGTATTAGAAGGAGTATTAATGTCTCCTTTCCAATAAAGTTGCCCCCCGCCTACATAATTTCTATTAAATACTCCAGGAAATGATTTAGATCCGCTAGAGGGGACAATATTTACTATAATTCTAAATCCAGCAAAATCTAAATTAGAGGCTATAAAATTAGCAGCAAACTGTGGAGTTAACCACGCACCTGCTGCGCTATTGGTGCGACCGTTATTAGAGTTACTGCCATCGTCTCTGACGTAATATTCTCTATTAGCAGTTAATTTATCTCTAGACACGCCTGGGGACGCTCCTACGCCTCTGACAGCAGTCCATATATTTACACCTAAATTTAAGGATATTTATTTTAGCGCGACTATGCCTGTGGCTGTCGTCCCTGTAGCGCGAACTCTTTTCACCATTACAGGTAAAATAGAGCCAGCTTGCACGTTGGAGAATAAAATAGATGTTGACTCTGGGGTGTCTAAAGTAATATCACCCGTATTTCCTACATATAATGCTCTTGCGACTGTAGCTAGATCGTTACTATTAGAAGGCGCGACTGCAAATGCATCAAATGCAGTCATTATTCCGGTAGGAGGAGAAAATGGTACAGCAGGCGTACTCATTATTTAAGAACGCCCCGTTATCTTGAGATAATCTAGGTTTAATTTACTCATAGCTTCGCGCTGCTCGGCTTCTAAAACTTGAGCTAATAGATTTCTCATGAAATTATTAGCTATAACATCTACTATTTCTTTGTAAGAGAGCGGACTTGGCCTGTCCATATTAGGATCGTCTTGTTTGTACCCTACTTTATCTAAATTTAGATATTGATATGCGTTATATATTCTAGATATAGAGGCCTCATCAAACTGGAACGATGTAGTCACCATTCCACTCATATTGTCGGCAAACGTAATGCCTATAGAGGCCAAGATACACTCCTAACTTAGATGAGTCCGAAGACTGCTGTTGCAGTTGCGATTACGCTGATGTGATTACCTTGAATCCAAATAATGGCGTTCTTTTGCACTGCGTCTAAGACAATAGAGTTGCCATTGAACCCTACCATAGTTACAGAAGATGTAGTTTTAAAAAATAACCCTCTAAAAGGCCCTACGCCTGCTGCCATAGCAGACGTAGAAGTAGAAACAGACACAGAAACAACAAAAAACCTAGATGCTGTTTCGCCCATTATCGCAGTTGCTAATTCAGGCATTTAACTTTTCCTTCGGTTTAATTCCTAGCCGCTTTACGCTGCTTAATTTAAATCCTTCGGTGAGCCGGGCTCGTTATAATCTTCGTCTTCAGAAAAATCATGAATAGAGGGGGTTGGAGGCTCCAGCTCTTTCTCCCGTTTAGTCATTTCTTCTATCTTTAAGCGCTCAGCGCCAGTATGCTTCATCCATTGATCTACAGACTGCATTGGCTGCGGCGAGCGAATCACATACCTATGATCTACCTTACCCTTGACCTCTATGGACTCCAATTTAGGAGTTTGATAGGGCGCTAATTTAGACGCACACTCTATAGAGCGATCGTCTGCTTTCTCCATCAAAGAATAAAGAGATTTTAGCTGAGCTGAATTTGCCAAAGGCTGAGATTTAATAGTTGTGATTAGAAAATCTAATATCCGCTTCGCTTCTTTATCGTAGACGTGCATCTTTCTATAGAGCACATCTGTAGCGAGGAGCCCATATTGCATTAAATTTCTATGGATTTTCTTAGCGTATGGTAATTTCATAGTTGCCTATACAAGGTGGAACGGGCGGCCCCCTCGGATGCTGCGAGTTCACCAGGAGGAAGCGGCTAACGCAGTGAGAACCTCCCGTTCCCCGCTTGACTTGTGGGCTAGAAAGTGCCATAGTCAACAGGGAAAAGGAGTATCAGCGCCATGCGATATCTTTCAGTAGGCGAAACCACGTTTGAGATAGAAGAAAAAACAGCTAAAGAATTAATAGAGAAAGATATTTTATATTTATGTGGTGAAGATCATGATTTGCATTTAAATCCAGAGCATAAGTGGAATTTACTTTCAGTAGAAGCTGTTTTATTAGCTGTCTCGGGTAACGAAGAAAGGAAATAGAAAAATGCTCAAGGTAAAAGACAAATATGACTATCGTAGAGAGTTAATTGAAGCTCTCCGAAGCAGAAAGTATAAACAGTGTAAATCAGCATGGAAAAAAGGAGATTCTTATTGTTTCTTTGGGCTATTTTATCATATAAATGGTATTCCTGACGATTTTTTAGAAAATCGCTATGGCAGAATTTACCTACAAAAGGAAGTAGAGGAAATTAAAAGATTAAGAGAATTAATTAATATTTCTTGTGAATACGCTTGCCTCAACGACGATGGTTTTACGTTTAGAGAGTTAGCAGACCTTCTAGAGAAAGAGGTATAGACCATGCTCAAGGTAAAAGACAAGTACGACTATCGTCGTGAACTAGTTGAGGCGCTTAGGAGTGGGAAGTATAAACAATGTAAGGGCAATTACACTAATAAAGAAGGTGCCCTCTGTTTTTATGGAGTTTTTTATCACATAAATGGTATGG